GAATTAGCAGAGAAGGAAGAAGTAAATGCTTAACCAAGTTGTTTCATTCTTTTGGAAGGTTGTGTTTACAACATTCATCGTTTGGTTTGTATTCTTTATGATTGGTTTAGGAGTAAGTTAATGAATAAAAAGACAGCAGTTTTAGGAATGGTTAGTATGTTGGCTCTTACCGCTTGTGGCGGTGGAGGAGGTGGAGGTAGTATTCCTATTTCTGCACCACAACCAATTAACTTGGGTACAGTTAGTTTCGATACACTTGCACAAGATAATTTTGCACAACTTTCAGTATTGAGAGATGTTACTGCTGACGGACATATGACTGCCACTGAAGCAGTAAAAGTTTTTAAATGGATGAATGATAATGCTAGTATGGACACTAGCGAGTTTTCAAATTATACAGTTGTAGTAGACGGGCGACAAATGAACTTGCAGTCTGCTTGGAATAGATTAAAAGGTTATAAAAAAGTTTACTACGATGGTAAAGAAGATTTTTGGGAAAACATTGTCGTAAACAAACAGTTTGATGATGAACATACAGAATATTTAGATGTAAAAGCCTTTGCACAAAATGAAGAGAAGATTGATTTTGAAGCAGTAGGTAAAGGTGAAAAATCTATAGATGATATTAAAAATGATATTACTCCAGTAGTTGAAGAACCTATTGTAGAAGAACCTATTGTAGAAGAACCAATTGTAGAGGAACCTATTGTAGAAGAACCAATAGTTGAAGAACCAATTGTAGAAGAACCAATTGTAGAAGAACCTGTTGAGGAAGAACCTGTTGAGGAAGAAACTCCAGATCCTATTACAGTAGTTACTGAAGAAGAAATTGCTAAAGAAATGCAAAAGCAAGAAGTAACTGGTAAAGAAGCAGGCGACGTTAGTAAGTCATTTAGCGGTACTGTAGATTGTAGTAATCAAATACTTACAGATGGATCTACATACACAGGTACTTGTGACAAATATAGAGTTCAAACAAATTACAACGAAACACTTGTTAAGTATTGGAACGTAACATATAAAATTACTTACAGTGACGGTAGTGCAGAAACTAAGGTAGTTGAAGAAACTACTACACATACAGTACCAACAACTCCTGTTGTAACTTACGAATATATTAAAAATGGTACACCTATTGAAGAAGAGGATAACAACGAGGAAGAAGATAATAATGAAAATGGAGATGATAATGTTGATAGTGGTAATGACACTGTTAACTATGAAAGTGTCGAATATAATAATAGCGACTTAGGTACTGTAACAGAAGGCGCAATTAAAGATGCTAACCTTTACAGAACAGAAGAGTTTATGGCTCTTGCTAATCATGAAGCAGATAATTTACTGTCGGCTATTAAGGCAGATGCGGCATGGAGCAGAGGTTGGACTGGTAAAGGCAGTATTGTAATTATTGCTGATAGTGGTACTAATGTAAATCATACAGACTTAGACAACCAAATTCACAGTACTAAAAACTTTATAGATGGTACATCAAATGTAAGTGACAGTAACGGACATGGTACACACGTTGCAGGTATTACTGGTGCAGAAATAAATGACACTGGTATGATTGGTGTTGCACCCGATGTTAAAATGATGATTGCTAAAGTAACTGATAGTACTTCATATAGTTTTAGCAGAGCAAGAAATGCCGCGGCTTGGGGTAGAGACCAAGGTGCTATTGCAATCAATGTTAGTGCTGAAGTAAGGTTAGACAACGGATTCAAAGCAAGTCTTACAAAAGGTGCTGATGGCAACTGGTATAGTACACATTGGTATTATGGTGTAAATGGTTATAATGGTGCTAAATCAGAAGCAGGTTATTGGAAGACTGCACTTGGTAATGAAATGGTTCTTGTTAAAGCCGCTGGTAACCAAGGGACAGATTATAGTGCTGGTATGAATCAAATGGCAACTGCTACAGATAGTAATGGTAACTTGATACTAGATGGGCAAATGATTGTTGTTGGTAGTTGGGATATTGCTAACGAAAAGATTTCAGGCTTTAGTAATAAAGCAGGCACAGTATGTACAACTTATGTAAATGATACTTGTAAAGATTCAGCAGAGATTAAAGACTTTTATATTCTTGCACCAGGTACAGGTATTTACAGTACAGACAACAACGGTAATGGATATGTACATATGTCAGGTACTAGTATGGCGGCTCCTGCCGTAACAGGTGCATTGGCAGTGGTACATCAAATGTGGCCTCATATGAAAGGTAAGAACCTTGTAAAACTTCTTACACAAACTGCTGATAAAACTATTACAGGTTATGATGAGAACATACATGGTTCAGGATTGATGGATATGGATAAGGCTACACAACCAGTAGGAGTAACAGGTATTCCTACTAGTGGTAGAACAAACGGTAACATTTCGACATTGTCTGGATATGTTTCAGGTAGCAGTGGTGCAATGGCAGAACTTTCTAGTATAATGGTACTTGATAGTTATGAGAGAGATTTTTATGTAGACGGTAGCACGACTTATAAAGTTGATACAAGAGCAAACAAGTTTACAAATGAATTAGCGGCAACTAATATGTTTGCAGGTTATAGTAGTTATGACCAACACTTGCAGTTGCCACACTTTGCATTAAATGACAGTGCAGAACATCAGTGGACTATACAACCTGGTTTCTTTAACGAATCAAGTTCGTTCTTGGGTAACAGTCAAACAGGTATGTATGGTAACTTGGACAATGCTTATACAACTTATGCAAACTTGAACTATAGTGCATCATATGAAAATGTAAAAGTATTTGGACAATTTGGTTTTGGTTGGACTAAAAACTCTTATGATAGCGATTGGAGTATGCTAGATAAAGCAGATGATATTTACAGTACAACATGGAGTGCTGGAGTTGAACAAAATGGTTTTGGTGCTAGTGTAAGTCAACCAATTACTATTGAAAGTGCTAAAATGACGTATAACGTACCTACTAGTAGAACACTAGATGGTGCAGTTAATACAACACAAACTACAGTTAATATGAAAACAGACAAAAGAAACCTTGACTTTACTGCATATTACAAGTATAATGTAAACAATGTAGACTTTAAGGCTTATGTAGAGCAACGAACAGGTGGCTTTACAGATACAAACGCAGGAGTGCAAGTTGCCTGGAAATTCTAAAAGACAGTATACTGATACTGAAATTGAAAATATGAGAATAGGATTTAAAAACCATCTTCTAAACACTAAACTAGATGAAGAGTTTGAAGTTTTTGATTCAGAATGGTGTGTATATAGTTGGGACAATGGTGATAAAATAGAACCAATGCACCCACATGATGCACTTATTTTGGAACTTAAAGGTAAGACACTGGTAAACATGACAGAGAAACATGGCATGAGACCAGCACATTTAAAAATGTTAGAACGAAAAGAACAAATGGAAAGGTGGGAAAAATGATCAAAAGAATATTACTAGCGTCGATAATTATGCTATCTTCAACAATGACTATGGCATGGGGTTTCAATAAAGAATTTAATAAGCAAGAAGCAATTCAATCATTGCAAAATGGTGGAATGGTTGTGTTTGTAAGACACGCATATGCACCAGGAAGTGGTGACCCCGAAGGTGTTAAATGGGAAGATTGTTCTACACAAAGAAATATTAAGTCTGAAGGTATTAGACAATCGAAAGAAATGGGCAAGTTTTTGATAGCACATAATATTGTTGTTGAAAAAGCAATGTCAAGTCCAATGTGCAGATGCTACCAAACAGGTGAGTTAATGGGATTGGATGTAGAAAAAAATAAATTGTTTGTTAACAAGAAAAACATTGATGGTATGAAAGATGTAATTAAAAAATGGAATGGTAAAGGAAACTTGTTTGTCTTTACACATTACACAGTAATGAATAATCTTTTTCCAGGTTTCAAAGCAGATAGTGGAACAATGTTAGTTATAGACAATACAAATAAAGAAATAAAAAGAGTTGGAAGTATAGACTTCGAATACGATTTATTAAACAAGCAGTAGAGGATAATAATGTTTAAGAAGTTAATGACATGGTTAGGAAGATATAGAATCATTAATGATAGGCAAACAGGTGAGCCATATTTAGAAAGATATTACTTGTTTCTTAAGGACAGAGAGAACTTTCCTTTCAATATATTTCTACACAAATTTGTAAAAAGTGATCCGGATCAATTACACGACCACCCATGGAACTATTCTACTTTTATTATTAAAGGCGGTTATTGGGAATGGTATCCATTATTAAACGACAATGGTTCTGTTATAGGTTCTTCTAGAAAATGGAGAGGTCCTGGATCGTTTATTAAAGCGACAGCAAATAGTATGCACAGAGTAGAACTAGAACCAGGTGTTACACCTTGGACTATTTTTATGCCTGGTAAGAAAGAAAAAGATTGGGGATTTATTGCACCAAAAAAAGTATTTAACGAACAGTTGAATATGGATACAATTGAGTATAGATGGACCGATCATAAAACGTATTTAGGTGAAGATAATATTTAAGGAGCAATAGATGGTAAAGAAACATATATATGATTGGAACGATGTAGAGAAGATGGTTACACATATCATTACAGAAATGTATAATGATAACTATCGTCCAGATTACATTGTAGGACTTACAAGGGGCGGACTTGTTCCTGCTATTATGATGAGTAATAGAACTGGTATTCCTATGTATACACTAGACGTAAGATTACGTGATAGAGATGGACTAAAAATTAAAACAGAGTCTAATGAATGGATGCCTAAAGATGCATTCAGCGGTAAAAATATTCTAATCATAGATGACATTAATGATAGTGGTGCAACGTTTAATTGGATAACAAACGATTGGTCCAGCAAATATCCAGATGCTGGTGTACAAAAGGTTTGGGATAACAATGTTCGTTTTGCAGTATTAACTGAAAATATGTCTAGCGAATTTGGTAACGTAAGATACCAAGCACACGAAGTAAACAAAGCCGAGAAAGATGTTTGGCTTGTTTACCCATGGGAATAGGAGGAACAAATGGGATTCAATTGGGGTAGAGTACACAAACATGAAGAACAAATAGAAAATGATATCTTTGAAAGAGTTTCAGAACAAGTTTGTTCATATTATGAAGTGGAAAATATTGAAGACTTAACTGAAGAACAAATTAGTGAAGTTCAACAATGGGCTTTAGATGATTTAGGATCATCGTCCGTAATACAAATAGGAATTACAGATTTAATTAATTATTGGGAAAACATTACACAAAACGACGCAGAGGCAGAAAATGACAACCACATACAATAGAGAAGAATTAACTGAACGTTTAAGGACAAAAGAAAGCATAGTAACCTTTACTAAACTAAATGGTGAACAACGTATTATGACTTGTACTTTAGATCCTGCACTTATTCCAGAAGAAGCAATGCCAAAAGGTACTAAAGAAAAGAAAGAACCAAGTGCCAAACAATTAGAAAATATTGGTGTGTATGATTTAAATGCAAAAGGCTGGCGTAGTTTTAAAGTTGCGAATGTCACAGATGTACAATCAACATCTGAAGCACATGAAGAACTTATTGAAGTTATTAAACGTCCTGTTAGACATTATCGTATTAGGCTATGGGGTTATGGCGGCGAACAAGTATATGGTAAACTTCCTAAAGAAGCATTTGAATTTTGGGACAAAGTTGAAAACGGTAAAATCGAATTAAAAGACAAAGAAGGATACGATGCAACTGTAGAACATTATGCAATAGATCCAGAAGAGTTTAGAAAAGAACATGACATACCACAAGAAGCAGATTTTCTTTTTGACCTTGATATTGAAGGACATCGTCAATGGTATGAAATGGATGACATTGAACATTTAAATGGTGTTGGTGTTAGTGGTTGTCATATTGAAATTGATGAAGTAGATAACGACCAGTCATGGGGTTCTAAATGGTTAGATACTATTGTTGAAAATAAATCACTAGAAACACTAGTAGAATCTACTAATAAAGAAATTGATACAAGTCATTTTGATTTAGATGAATATGCTGATGAAGATGGAAACAATTATGTATTCTTTGGTATGAGTATTGAAAAAGGAACCTTTAATGATGTGTATCTTAAAACTGAAGGTAAGCCTATAGACATTAATAAATTGTCTTTCAAATCAATGGAAATGCCAAATGGAGATAATATTGTTACTGAAATACAGTATAATGGTGAAACTTTAGATGGTGACTTTGGTGATACTAACGGAAAAGGCTATATTGCTAAGGTTTGGAATTATTAAAACATTGACAACGGACCTAAATATAGTGTATAATAGTATTAATTATTTGGAGTAAAACATGGGAAAACATTATAGTACAAAACATTACGGACACAACATTGGATTGAGTGCCGTATTTAGACAGCCTAATGCAGATCATTCGCATTGTCATTTGCTACACGGATATAGTTTAGCATTTACATTCACATTTGGTTGTAATGAATTAGATAATAAAAACTGGGCAGTCGACTTTGGTGGACTGAAGCCATTGAAAGCATGGCTTGAAGATAGTTTTGATCATAAGACTTGTGTTGATATTAACGATCCGCACAAACAAGATTTTTATGATTTACAAGATAAAGACTTGTGTGAAGTAAGAGAGTTTAATGGTGTAGGTGCAGAGAAGTTTGCCGAACACGCCTTTAACTTTGCAGACAAACTTATAAGAGAAAAAACAGATAACAGATGTTATGTTATAAAAGTTGAGTGTGCAGAACACGGTGCCAATAGTGCAATTTTTGAAGGGTAAATAGAATAATGAAGTTAAGTGAATTTAGAAAGAAGTTTGGTGAAGGCACAGACTTTGATTTAGACTGGGGTAAATTAATTATCTTAGGATTATGCATTTATATTGCAGTACAGGTGAGTTAATGAAATTAAGATATTCAGAAGCATTTTATAGTGTACAGGGTGAAGGTAAATTTGTAGGAGTACCTAGTGTGTTCCTGCGTACTTTTGGTTGTAACTTTAGATGTATGAACTTTGGTTTGGATCGCAGTGAACCTAGTAGAGCAGAACGTGAATCTAAATATACACCTGAGGTAGAGAACTTACTAAATGATGGTATCTTAGATAAGGTAAATAAATTTGAAGAACTTCCAATTATTCACACTGGTTGTGATACATATGCAAGTATCTATCCTGAATTTAAAAAGTTTATGATGGATAAAACTGTAGATGAAGTTGTAGAACATTTATTAAGTTTAACACCAAATGGTAAATGGGTACAAGATAATGGACAAGATGTTCATCTTATCTTTACTGGTGGTGAACCTTTGTTAGGATGGCAAAAGTTTTATATTGAATTATTAAAACATCCACGTATGCAGGACTTAAAAAATGTTACATTTGAAACAAATACAACACAAAAGTTACAACCTGCTTTTGCAGAGTATCTCAACAATCAAACGCAATTTGAAATTACTTGGAGTTGCAGTCCTAAACTTTCCGTTTCTGGAGAGTCTTGGAGTACTGCTATTCAGCCTGCTATTGCTAATAGTTATGCTAGTATATCTAACAGTAACCTTTACTTTAAATTTGTTGTTGCTGATAGACAAGATATCGAAGAGGCTGGCAAGGCTAATGAAGAATACCGAAATGCCGGATTGGATGCACCGGTATATCTTATGCCGTTGGGAGGACGTAGCGAAGAATACAACCTCAACGTCAAAGACGTCGCAGACATCTGTATGGAAAGAGGCTGGAGATTTACCCCACGATTACATATCTCCCTCTTCGGAAACGCATGGGGAACATAAACCAAATGCACCTATTGATATAGATGCAATTAGAAAGCGAGGATACTAATGATAAAATATTTACTAATATCAGGTGTGTTGAGTTTAAATGTTACATACCCTAATGTAGATGTATGCCAAGAAGCATTGACTCAAGTTATTAAACATGATGTGAAAGCAATTTGTATACCTGCTGGAGAAGATCAATCATCAGTTAAAATGGAAAGCATGATGGCAAGTTTCATAGACATGGTACACAGTTTACAGGCTATGGAAGGAAAGGAGTAATATGGATATAAAAGATACAATTAAAAAGATGTTTGGTACAAAAGAAAACTTGGACAAAACAATTAAAGCACAAGGACCCAAAGATTCTGCTGAAGCAAAAGCATTAGCAACTAAAAATAAACAACCTTACATCGAAGTTATAGGTTTAGATATTGATGCAGATAATCCTGTACAAGGTGCATTTGAATTAGATTGGAACCAATACTTTGTAGAAGAATTAAGAGGTAAAGGCTTCCAAGGAGTTGACGATAATGCAGTTATTGATCAATGGTTCAATGCAGTATGTAAGAATGTTGCATTAAGCGAGTACGAAGCAATGGACGAAAGTACTAGAAATAGTTTCATTGAAACTACAGACTTAGGAGATGGTCGTAAGGAGGTCAAGTAATGACCAACTATAGCTCACATGATTGGAGAAAGAACACAGACGACGCTGTCGTAATGGATGAACACGGAACTATCATTAGACCGGTAAACGAACTAAAAGTTAAGTTCACTGATCCAAAAAGTTTAAGAGTACAAGAAGTCGATGTATCTAGACTTATTAGAGTATTCTGTAATAATCGAGAGTCCCACAGAAGAAGTGTTAAGTGAATACTTGCATATCTTTGTTTATGGCATTATCAATGCACATAGGCTTAAATGGAGACTATAATTCAGTTCACCCCCATGCAAGATGTACTGTAGATAATAATATCACAGGCATCTTTTATAACTCAGAAGATAGCATTAGTGCTTATGTAGGCAGAGAAATACGTTTCGATGAATACAGTAGTTTAGAAATAGGATTAGTTTCAGGCTACGAGTATGCAGATATTGTTCCTATGGTAAGATATAAAGTAGGCACATGGTTTATTTCTCCTGCATATGAAAAGATTAGATCCACAGGCGAAGAAAATATTGGAATAGTATTAGGTTGGGAAATAGGCGGAAAGTAATATGATATTTTACAATATAGGTGACGGCTACTCAAGTGGTTGTTGCACAGGTAATTTATACAAAGTCTCACAAGACGATCCAAAATACTTTGGTGCAAGAGATGTTGAACATCCAGATAATAAACCTGGAAGTTTTGTAAATCATTTAGCAGAATTATATAAAGCAAGAACAATTACTGTTGGTAGACATAACTTAACAATGAAAGATATGTTAGATAATTTAGAAAGATATGAAAGTGAAATACAAGGTCACAACGACCAAGTAATAGCATGGATTGGTATTCCTAATTTAACAGAAGATACAGATAAACAGTACTTGGAAATGTTTATTCAGAGGATAAGTAATATAGTACACAAAGTGATAGTTTACAGAACTACACACATGGAAAGTTTAGATTTAAACTTACCTAACAATGTAACCTTCCTTAATGAAAGTATTGTAGAAACACTTTCCCAAGAGCACAAACCTTATAGAAGAGGTTACTTTGATAAAGAGGCTAACAAATCGTTAAAAGGGAGTTTTTTAAAATTACTATGAGAATGGATTATAATAAATTTGATAACAAGAAACACCGAATCTTTGTAATAGGAGAAGGGTGGGACTTGCCAAGTGCCAGTTATAGTACAGAATATTATACTGATGAAAGATGGGCTAAAAAGAAGTTCGTAAACGATCCTAAGACATTATACGGAAGTTGGGCTGATACTATTGCTAACCATTTAGATGCTAAAGTATATTATGTCCAAGACAGTAATTTAAGTTTTGGAGGAACAATAAGAGAAACTATAAATGTAATAAACAATCATTGCGACGATCCAGATTATATTAATTATTATTTTATTAACTTCCCAATGTATAAAGGTAAGTTAGATTTATTTTCTACGACTCCAAAACAGAATAAAGAATTAGAAGACCTTTCTAAGATTATATTTAAAGGACATTATTCAAAAATTGGACAAGCATTAGAAACAGTAAATGACAGAAAGAAAAATGACCTTGGATATTTGAAAGACATAATTGATGAATTTGTTGAAGTTGTAAAAGATGTATCTGACTATCATAATAGGTTTTTAATACAGTCTGTTCACTATCACGCATTTAGTAATTGGTTTGGAGAACAAATATTTTTAGATATAAAAGCAAAAGGTAAAGACTCTGCTTGGTATCATACTGTAACAAACAAAGAAGAATTAGAAAAAGCAATAGAAGAAGTTAAAAAAATTGAACATGAACGACAATATAGTTGGAGTTGGTCAGGTGCAAGTACTCCAAAAGAGCCAAACAAAATTTCTAAGTCGAATGTAAATATTGCTTGGCACGATCCTAAGAAAAAAGAGACATTATTCTCTGACGCTATATTCGAAGGAAAATTAAATAATATGGATTATGTACATATCTTAAACTATTCATTAGCACAACTGGTTCACTTAATGCACAAAATCGACGATAAAACAACAGAAGACGAAAGACTTAATTTGCAATTCTATAAAGAATCAAAGACATCAGAATCATCATGGACCAGAGGACATTTCCATGCAAGACGTAAAGTTCGCCCAATTAATGCAAAAGACCATATCAGACTTGGAGAAAAAGTGTTTTTTAACTTGACAGAAGAGACAAAATTGTTTACAATGTAGTATGTTTAAAAAGACAATTCTATTAATTACATTTATGTTTACACTATCTGCTTGTAGCACATCAGTTGCAGTTGTCGATACAGTTGCTAGTACAACTATCTATACGGCAAAGGCAGTAGTAAAAACTACAGTAAATGTAATAGACGCAGTAACACCAGACATTATCAATAAGGAATAACATGGCAAAATATCTATTAGTAGACACCGCAAATACTTTTTTTAGAGCAAGACACGTTGCCTTTAGAGGCACTGACAGTTGGGAAAAATTAGGACTAGCAGTTCATATTACATTAAATGCAGTACTTAAAGCATGGACGAAGCAAGGTGCGGATCATGTTGTATTTTGTTTAGAAGGACGTAGTTGGCGTAAAGACTTCTACGAACCTTATAAGAAGAATAGAGCAGTAGCAAGGCAGGCACTTACTGAAGCAGAACAAGAAGAAGATAAACTGTTCTGGGAGGCGTTTGATAGTCTTACAACATTCTTAAAAGAAAAGACAAATTGTAGTGTATTACAATGTAACATTGCAGAAGCAGATGACATTATTGCACGTTGGGTACACAAACACCCTAATGATGAACATTGTATTGTCAGTAGTGATACAGACTTTATTCAGTTATTAACAGATAAGGTTACACAATACAACGGTATTACGCAAGAATTACACACAACAAAAGGCATCTTTGATGACAGAGGTAATCCTGTAATTGATAAGAAAACTAAACTACCTAAAGAAACACCTAACCCTGAATGGTTATTGTTTGAAAAATGTATGCGAGGCGATACAAGTGATAATGTCTTTAGTGCTTTTCCAGGTGTTCGTAAAAAAGGTACTAAGAATAAAGTAGGTTTATTAGAAGCATTTGAAGATAGAACTAACAAAGGTTTTAATTGGAACAATATGATGTTGCAACGTTGGGTGGATCATAATGGTGTTGAACACCGTGTATTAGATGACTATCAAAGGAATGTACATCTAATTGATTTAACAGAACAACCACAAGAAATTAAAGACTATGTAGATGACCATATTGATGAAACTGTAGCAATAAAAGATCATACAATGGTAGGTGCAAAGTTCTTAAAATTCTGTGGCAAATATGAATTAAACAAAGTGGCAGAGAATGCTCAAAAGTATGCAGAATTTTTACAGGCAGGATATAAATGAGTTACAGTTTAAAAACAATAATTGATAAAAAGTTTTGGATCATCGAGTCTGACGGAAAGAAGTGTGGTACACTTCGACAAGTAGATGATGAACAATACGAAGTTAGTTATAAAGATGGCATCATTAGACAAGTTGGCAAGACAGCATTAAATGATGACTTTGGTATAGATGTAGAAACAAATGTTATCGACATTACTATTAATCAACAACAATCTGAAGTAACAAGAAACACAGATGAGAAACACGTTGGTGATGTACATGGATACCCAAGTGCAAGTCAACCATTTAATGAAGTGTATGATGTTAGAAAAAAACTTCCGTTATATTCTAAAAATGAAAAAAGCCAAAGTATGCATTGTGCAGGTTACTATGTAGTTAGATATGAAAATGGTTGGACTAGAAGTTTTTGTCCAAAGTTGGTAACACTAGACAAGTATGAATTCATTGGACCATTTAAATTAAAAGAAGATATGTTAACAACATTAAGAAAGAAGAGTAGAGAAGATGATTAGTGCTATGCTAATTCTTCTTGCTATATACTCTTTGCCTGTATTCATGTTGTGGTCAATGAACAAGGAGGATCCAAAATGAGTATACAAATTACAAACTTTACACACCTAGTTTCTAGCAGTAGAGATATGCAAAAAGAACAAGTATCTATGAATACTAGCGAAGCACAATTATTAGTTAACGAAATTGTTGAACTTCAAAGTAAAGTTATCGAACTACAAGATAAAGTTATATCTGCAATGGAACAAAATAACGCACCTATTACAGGGCAAATGGACGGCGGAACATTCGGATCATAATAGTAGCACTTTATTCTCCAAATAGATAAATACATTTATAATTATGGAGATATATAGTGAGTAGACCAAAGCCAGTAATTCTAATAGAGAAAGTCGATAAGGACTATAAAACGGATCAGATCCTTCAGAGTGAAGGTGTCTGGGCAGTCTTTTATGATAACAAACCAATTAACTTAAAAAGTTTTAATGCTATGGTTGGTTATGCGAGTCCTAAATATAAAAAAGTTTCATTTTCTAATCCAGGCCATGCAATTAACCTTGCAAAGAAAATGAATGTACTTTTTAAATGTGATAAGTTCACAGTTGTATTATTGAATGCAGGTAAATGCATATATCCGGAATCAACAAACGACGCCTAACCGAAATACTGCTGAATGAAGCAGTTGGTATAGACGAACCATTTAATGTATTGTATCCAAAGATTTGGGCCAACTTCAGAGAAGATGGTGGCTTAAGACTTACTAACTTTGGAAGACAGTTTTTTGTCAAAAACTGTGATATTGAATACACAACTCTCAAACTTAAACAACCTGTACAAAGTATGAAAAAAGTACTTTATATGGACAAAGTATTAGAATGTCCATATTTTCTAATAGGTTCTTTATCAAACAACCACACAAAAATTGAATTATTTGGTGATCAGGTAGCAACTATGCTGTCTTTATACGATGGCGACTTAGAATTGTATCTAGAAGCCAATAAACCCTTGTAAAGTACACCCAACACACCCTTTTGCCCGTATACGGCCCTTATATAAGCGATTAAACTACCATATAATGGGCATTTAAGGTGCCAAATTCTTCATATAAACTGCGATAAAATAAAAGGTTGACGTATAGTCAAAAGGTGCTATTATAATAATATAACAAGGAGATATAGATGTTAAGTTTTATAGGATTAATAGCAATAATTTTTGTAGCAGTAAAATACTTTCCAGAAATTATTAAATTTAGTATTAAAGCATTTATAGTATTGCTTATGATTTGGTTCTTATTCGGCACACTTGCTTGGATATTTGGAATTAGTTTAGCAATACACATAAACGAATCAATTTTACAATTAACAACAATAGGAGTATAATATGGGAATGTATAATTTAATCGAAGATAACGTTAACAAATTTTATGATGTTGCAATGGAGAAAATTGGAGAGTGCGAATCATTTGCAGAATTTGTTGATAAGATGAAAGAGCATAAAAACTTGCTTACAGGAAGTTCAGATGAAGATCATTTTGAAGATGGACTTTATGAATGTTGGCAAGAAAAATGGTCAAAATATCTATAAAAAGGTATTGACAGATAACATAATGATGTTATTATAGTAATATAAGTTAATAAAGAGGAACCAAAAATGAAATATAAACTTTATCAAATACGTCTTACAGATGCAGAAGTTGATATGATTAATGACAAGGGACACAATTCGGTGCCCAAGCAGAGAGCAAGACTTGATATTCAATTTGGTGACAACGAAGGTTCACAAGCCAACGAAGCATTTAACAATGGCTTTTATGACCACGTTTCAAATATTACTGCAATGGATTTAGAAGATGTATTTCATGTAGGTAACATGGGTCCGGAAGAAAACATAGAAAGATTTTTACCAATGCATTCAGTTAGTGTTGGAGATATTGTCGAAGACCAGTTAGGTCATAAATCAGTTGTTGCAAGTTTTGGGTTTAAAGATGTTGCATAAAAAGGTTGACAATATACACAAAGGTGTTATTATTAAAATATAAACAATGACAAAAGCAGGAGAAACTATGTCACAACTAACAGAAAATAGAACAGTTACAAGTATACAAGCCAACAAGGCTATACTTAAAGCATTCGCTAAAAAGCGACCCGTGTTCCTTTGGGGACCTATGGGAATTGGTAAGTCAGAACTTATGCAAGGAATTGTAGACTCTGGCGATATTGGTAATGCATTATTGATAGATTTGAGAATGGCCCTTATGGAGCCAACAGATATCAAAGGTATTCCATTTTATAATAAAGAATTAGGTGTTATGGATTGGGCACCTCCAGTTGATTTGCCAAGTGCAGAATTGGCAAAACAATATGATACAGTTGTATTGTTTTTAGACGAACTTAACTCTGCTCCACAAAGTACACAGGCGGCGGCATACCAACTTGTTCTTAACAACAGGGTTGGTAAGTATCAACTTCCTAGTAACGTTGTTATTGTAGCGGCGGGTAATAGGGAAACTGATAAAGGTGTTACTTATAGAATGCCTGCTCCGTTGGCAAACAGATTTGTCCATTTGGAGATGAGAGTTGATTATGATAGTTGGTTAGAGTGGGCTATTAATAATGGTATCCATTCTGATGTAATTGGTCACATTACAGTTCACAAACAAGACTTATTTGATTTTGATCCTAGGTCTTCAAGCAGAAGTTTTGCAACTCCAAGAAGTTGGACTTTCGTTAGTGAACTTATTGAAGATGATGAGATGGATGAAGAGACATTGGCTAACCTAGTGTCAGGTGCAGTAGGTGAAGGTGTTGGTGTTAAGTTTATGGCTACTATGAAGAACAGTGGTAAACTTCCTAATCCAACTGATGTCTTAAATGGTAAAGTTAAAAAGTTGGATTCAAGTGTTGAAATTAGTGGTAGGTATTCACTTACTGTTTCTATGTGTTACGAACTTCGTGAAGCATACGAAAAAGAAGGTACAAAAGGTATCGAAAAGTTTCATAAACTTGCAGACAACTTCTTTAGGTTTATGATGGATAACTTTGAAACTGAAATGGTTGTACTTGGTGCAAGAGCGGCATTGGTTACATACAAGATCCCATTAAGACCAAAGTATCTTAAGAATTACAAAGAGTTTTATGACAGGTTTGGCAAGTATATTAAAGCCAGTCATAACGCCTAGTTCTCCTGCTAGGTAACTTAGAAAGGGGTGTAAAAACCCCTTTCATTTTTTAATAAATAATTTATATGACCGAAAAAGAAATAAAAACACTTCTCACTACAATAAACGATGAAGATTGGATGTTAGTTATATCACCCGATGGTCAATTAAAAACTGTGGTTATGCCTAAAGATAAAAACTCTGTAGCATTTACAATGAAACAGATTCTTGCTATTGCTGAATCTGGTATGGAAGAAGCAGTTTACCAGGAATTTGCTGAAGAATATCCTGCATTAGCTCATAAATTACCTAAAAAAACCATACATTAATAGTTGACAAATCCTACAAAGATGCTATTATAATATAGTAAGTTAAAAAAAGAGGAATTATATGTCATTTCAAACAAACAAAACAACTAGTAAAAAGTTCGCTTGTGAAACAGGCTTTGAGACTGATCCACAATTGGATGCTAAGGTTAGAGAGAAACTAATACAAGCTCGTGTTAGTCTACTTATTAAACACCCTTTCTTTGGTACACTTGCTACAAGGCTTGAACTTGTAAATGGTGATGATTGGTTGCCAACCGCGGCAACTGACGGCAGACGTTTTTATTACAATACAAAATTTGTTGATGCATTAAGTGTTGGCGAAACTATGTTCTTGTTTGGACACGAAGTATTACACGTTGTATACGACCATATGGCTCGTTTCACAGACCGTGATAAACAGTTGGCAAATATTGCCGCTGACTATTGTGTTAATGGTGATTTGATACAAAATACAGTTGGTGATCCTATTACTACTGTAGATATGATACATGATAAAAAATATTATGGTTGGTCATTTGAAGAAGTCTATGACGACTTATATGAGAATGCAGACAAAATTGATATTGAAAGCCTACTAGATAAAGTACTTGACGATCATCTAGATGGTGATGGTTCTGAAAGTGGAAAAGCCACTGAAGGCGAGGGCGACGATAGTTCTAAAGGTAAAAGCAGTGGACGTCCTAAACTTTCAGAAGAAGAACGTAGACAAATTAGAGAAGAAATGAAAGCGGCTGTAATGGGTGCGGCTCAGAGTGCTGGTTCAGGTAATGTTCCTGCAGGAGTTAAAAGACTTATTGAACAGTGGACACAACCTAAAATGGATTGGAGAACATTGCTTCAACAACAAATTGAAAGCACAATTAAAAGTGACTTTACTTTCCAAAAAATTAACAGACGTAGTTGGCATATGGATGCTATACTACCAGGCATGAACAATGATGAAAAGATTGATATTTGTGTTGCTTTAGATATGTCAGGTTCTATTAGTAATAAAATGGCACGTGATTTCTTAAGTGAAATAAAAGGTATTATGGATTCATATGAAGACTTTAATATTAAAGTATGGTGCTTTGATACTAGTGTTTATGCAGAACAAGATTTTGATCCAAGCAATGGAGAAGAATTAATTGACTATGTTCCAATTGGTGGAGGTGGTACAGACTTCGAATGTAATTGGGAATATATGAAAGAGAAGGGCATTGAGCCTAAGAAGTTTATTATGTTTACAGATGGTTATCCATTTGGTAGTTGGGGCGATGAATTGTATTGTGACACTGTTTTTATTATACACGGTTCTGATCAAATTGTTCCACCGTTTGGAACTTATGCATATTATAACCAAATAGAAGATAAAAAGAAAGCGGCATAATGCGAGAAATTAATCCGTTGAATGTTCTTAATCAAAGAGAAGTTTCTATGATGCCAGAACATTTTACAAAAATTAAACACGAAGTAGATTACTCGTCTGGTAAAACTCACAATGATGTTGTTGATAATATCAAAACTTGGATCTTTAATAATCTAGATGGCAGGTTTACTGTAACGGATTATGAAAAATCAGATAGCGATAATGTATGGGACGAGTTCGACGACGATGGTCTTAACTCACGTATGTTTGGCGGACTCGATTACAAAGTTATGGTTACTATAGGTTTTGAACAACCTGAGGAATCTACATTCTTTTCTTTGGCTTATCAGGGCTAGACTTAATCTTTTCTACACTTAAATCAATGAATGAAGTAATACCATTTTGATTTATAACACAATAAGAAGTAGAATTTAATAGTCTTGTAAAATATTCCTGAGGTATTGAAGTCATAAACAATTCAGAAAAGAAAACATTTAAATTATGATATTGATTCATTTTGTATTCTTGTGTTTCTGATTTAGGAATACTAAAACCTTTCTCAAGTATGCCTTCCATTATTTGAGCAAGTGTTAACCATGTATCAGATTGTTCTTTAGCATTGCTCATCCAATCCGCGGATGTTTGACTGCTATCTAATAAGTTTGCCATTGCGGCGTGTTTATATTGTAACGTATACAAATAAACGCACCCACCAGCAACATCATAGAAGTATTTTGCTATAGGCTCATTAAATTCTATAGTTTTAGGCGGATTATTTGGTGTGTATCGTTCTGCTTGTGCCATTAATGGAGTTAGCATAAGGATACATAAAATAACTAATTTTTTCATAGGTTTTTCCTGTGATGATAAATAATAATAGTAGTATATAACTATTTATACAATGGAGGACGTAATGTCAAAAAAACCAAAAACACACCCTGTTGATAAACCAAAAACTGGAATCAACACATCTGGAACAGAATCAACTGCACCAGCAACTGCACCTTTACCGGATCAACCTGGTTTAAGTGTAGGTGACCTTAAAAAAATTGTACAAATTGTTCAAATTTGTTCACAACGTGGAGCCTTTAAAGCAGAAGAAATGAAAACTGTTGGCGAAACTTATACTAATCTTGTAAACTTTTTAGTTGCCACAGGGGCAATTCCAAAAGGTGATGAACCTGCACAGACTTCAGACGAAGCACCTGCCGTAGATCCAGCACCAGCACCAACAAGTGATGCAAGTACAGAAGACTCAAAGTCTTAATTTAAAAGGAGCAATCAATGAAACATATTGGTTTACACAAGGACCGCAAGGTCGCAGTAATCTTTAGAACAGTTCCAAATGAAAACCAGAACTGTCTAATTACATATATAGATTCTTTACCAGAAATTCCTCGTAATGCAATTAACGAATGTTTAGCATCAGCAGATGGACAAAATTCGCCATCATTCTCTGATGCAGTTTATAGATTTAAAACTACAATTGGAGATGGCTTACTTAATACTCTTAATGTAGGAAACATGATGGTTAAGGTTCCAACTGCGGAAGTATTTTTAACACCTAACGATAAGTCAAAAGTACAACTGTCAGAGTTGAATGCAGAAATTGGAGACGATGTTCCACAATCTGAATCACCTTCAACACGTGATGTAAGAATGCCTGCTGATACACAGACACCACCTGCAGGAACTCCAGGAGCATTATCCGATGAGCAAATTGCGGCTAGTTTAAGATCTCAAGCGGCAACAATGCAAAAAGAAGCAACCCGTTTGTTAAAAGAAGCAGAAGAACTACACCCAGCACCAAAACGTGGTAGAGGGCGTCCTTCAAAGACTCCTTCAGCCGTTAATTAACGGAGGCGGAGTTGACCAATTCAACCATTTGGTTATCTCAAATTATACACCACTGGGAGGATTTGTTTGAAGGAGTTGAATATCAGGATATACCTATCCAGTATGTTCAACGAATGGTTATCCATCTAAGGAATGGCGAAAACATTGATTTAAACATCAAAGAAGTTGTACAACAACACGGACTTGATTATAAAAAAATGGAAGAAGCCCTAGACGATAAATTAGCCAAAATTGAAAATAAGATTAAATATGTCGATTGGCATATTGATACATCCAAAGCCGCGGATGTAATTTCCAAAGCAACAAATCAAATCCTAGGAGACCTATAAATGAGTAACGTTAAAATCATAAGTTATAGTAAAGCACCTGACAATATCGAATTAGATAATGTGGAGGATCTTATTGCCTTTTGTGCCAGGGTAAGTAACCCTAGTAATCAAATGAATAAGGAAACTAATTCAAAACTAATTAAGTATTTGATTAAACATAAACACTGGTCACCACTTGAAATGGTTAGTGCTTGTTTAGAGATTCATACCACACGTGATATTGCACACCAAATTGTAAGGCATAGAAGTTTTGCCTTTCAAGAATTTAGTCAACGTTATGCTAATCCAAACGAACAAGCAGAAATGTTTGAATTACGTGACGCAAGGTTACAAGACACAAAGAATAGACAGAATAGTATTGCCACAGAAAATGTAGAACTTATTCATTCATGGATTGAAAAGCAACAACAAGTCATCGATAAAGCAAAAGAAGTTTACGATTGGGCTATTGAAAATGATATTGCAAAGGAACAAGCAAGAGTAGTACTTCCGGAAGGACTTACTAAAACAACTTTGTATATGAATGGTAGTTTACGTTCGTGGGTACACTACATTGAATTGCGTGGTGCTAATGGTACACAACAAGAACATATGGACATTGCTCATGCTTGTGCTAAAGTTATCGCAAATATCTTTCCACTTATAGAAGAAATAAATATATAATATGAACCAGCAAGAACTTAACAAATATTTTTCTACAGAATGGCAACCAGAAATGGAAAAGTATGCTTTGTCAGGAATGGATCTTGTACACAAATGTCGTAAAAGAGATTGGGTATTAGATGTTGGCTGTGGATATAATCCTTTTAAAGGACACATAAAAAATTTAGTAGCAATAGATCCTGCAAATGATAAAGCAGATGTTGTTACAACTATCGAAGACTTTGAAACAGATAGGCTATTTGACGTAGCATTTTGTTTAGGTAGTATTAACTTTGGTGACGAAGCAAAAATTCGTACACAAATTGAAAAACTTATTACACATATGCAACCTTCATGTAAAATATTTTGGCGTTGTAATCCAGGACGTTTTGACCACGGAAATCTAAATACACATAAAGTTAACTTCTTTAATTGGAGTGAACAGTATCATGAAACGTTTTGTAAAGACTATGGATTTAAATTAGTAGAACTTGGTACTGAAATACCAGACAACGATAAGGTTAGAATTTATGCAGAGTGGAATAGATAATTATCAAGGTGAAGATCTGATAATCATTACAGGTGCTCCTGGTACTAGATGGAGTGCAAGTATACAATCGATTACAAGTCATCCAAGTATTAACTTGTCAGACCAAACAGAAGAACGTTCATATGAACGCACTGCATCATACGAAGATGGTAAGAAAGCAGGTATAGGTTGGCATCGTGGAGTATATTTTGGACCATGCCATGAGTTTGGTGATACGTTTGACGATTTAGAATCCTGGGATAAAAAAAGTTTACTAGAAGAATTTAAAAAAGCATTTAGTGATTGGGACTATGGCATTAAAATTGTTAAGAGTCATTGGTTTGCTTATGGATTAGAACATTTACACAAATGTTTTCCTAAGGCTAGAATTATTGCATACTACTTACCAGACGAACTATGTTTACAATGGTGGCAAGTTGTAGGTGGATTCGATATAGAATATCCACATTATGATTGGTACAAAAGTCATAAACGTATGCTTGAACAGATTAAAATTGAAAATGCTTGTTCAATTAAATTTGCCGCTGAAAAGGGTGTACCATTTTTAAGATACAACACTCTTGCTGAAGTACATAAAGCATTAGGAATGGATCCTAGTAAAGTAAGTTATAAAGATGTATGGGATAGAGATCCTAAAATCCAAACACTAGCAGAACAACTAGGTGATGGTACTTGGGATTTAGATACACAAGAAGGTAGAGATGCATATACAAAACATATGCTCGATGACAGAAGTAAAGCCAACATGGCAATGATTTATAACCCAGAGACGACTTATAGCAATCAAATTATTCCACAAAGTCTAATTGATTCTACAGTCAAAGTTATTAACAAATACGGACGAAATTAAAATGGCTTATAGTAAAAAAGTTTTAGACCATTACGAAAATCCTCGTAATGTAGGCAAAATGGTTGAAGATAATAATGTTGGAACAGGAATGGTAGGTGCTCCTGCCTGTGGAGATGTTATGCGATTACAAATAAAAGTAAAAGAAGGCGTAATCAAAGATGCTTGTTTTAAAACATATGGTTGTGGAAGTGCTATTGCTAGTAGCAGTCTTGTAACTGAAATGGTTAAAGGCATGACATTAGATGAAGCATCAGCAGTTAAGAATATGGACATTGTGGAAGAACTTGCATTGCCTCCAGTAAAGATTCACTGTAGTGTATTGGCAGAAGATGCCATTAAATCAGCAATAGAAAATTATAAAAGTAAGAACGTATAATGGATGAAAGTAAATTAGTATTTTTCACAGGTGCCCCTGGAAGTAAATGGAGTGCAGTTGCTCATACTATTGCACAAAGTAACAAGTATTTGTTTGATACTGGTGACTATGCTCCTGATAGACAATATGCTCACAGTGTTGATAAAGATATAGTTGCTCATAACGGAGCATACTTTGGTCCCGGTTTTCCTTTTGGAGATAGTTTTGACAAAGTTGCAAAACTACCTAAAGATGAAGTTTATAGAGAAATTGAAGACGCATGGATAACACAGAACGGCGGACTTAAAATTATTAAATGTCATCAGTTTAGTATTGACCTAGCAGATATTCACAGAGAGTTTCCAACAAGTAAAATTATTATTTGTTATAGAAACAATGAAGCCTGTGAAGATGGTTGGTTTGGTGCTGGTGGTTTTAACATTCCTTATCCACAATATAAAGAAGCATATACCAATCGAGAAACAATGATTAAAAAGATAGCAGAAGAAAATATGCACAACTTGAAGTTCATTAGAGATGAACAACTAGAAATGCACGTTGCTAATCAAGGACACTTTAAAAATTATTGGGGTGTTGATATTAACGATAAACTAAATGCTAAATTTGTTAAATTGATTGAAGGTATTCCAATGCATTGGGATAGTAAGTTTTCTGAAACTGTTGCCATAAAGGCAAAAAATGATGTTCTTATTTCTACATTAGGATTTAAGGAAAGTTAAGACTTTATCAAAGTTAGTCTTATTAAAACTTAATTCAAATTTACTACAAACTTTTTTAAAGTTTTCTTCAGTGAAAAACTTCTCTGGTTCTGTTATGATAATATCATCTTCAGACACAAATCTACTATAATTATCTATAACTCTTTCCAAGTGTTCTAGCATATGCATATAGTTTCCTTCAAATAAATCATAAAACGTTTTACCTTTTTCTTCAGGGTTAACATAGTACTTGGCACTTGTTTGACAATATCTTGCAAGTAGTCTAGCCTTGTCTTTTGGTATGATTACTATATGCTTTGCACCTTCAAAGAATGCTTTAGTTTTATCTAAAGGACCATGTAATGCATACATCAAATGCTTGGGTTGAAACTGCTCAATTGGGCCTTTTAGAGCTTCATATTTGCCCGTATACAGCCCTTGACGTTCTGCCATATCAAGTACAGGGGGAATAGTAAAACCGTCTTTAAAGCGTCTATTCCAGTGAAATTTAGTAAAGTTAGCATCAATACCAAATAGTTCTTTTTCAACATAAGGTTGCCAAGGATGTTCTCCATTAGCAACGTTGTTATACCAAACAACATCATCAGAACTAGCAAGTAATCTACCTACTTGGTGTCCTTTTGCTCCCATTGGTGCACTAATTACTATCATTTTCTTCCTTCATAATATAAAATATTATCTTTAGATACTACTTTATCACCTGTTGCAAACCAATCATTATATACGCATATATCTCCCTTAACAATTAGTTCATTCCATTCAGATATTTGTACATCACAATAATATCTATCGCCGAGTATTGGCAATGATGCTTCTCCATCCATGCCATGTATGATTTTACTTCTGTATTCTTCTACTTTATCTATACTATCAAAAACTGTATTAATAGCACAAGGTCCTATTTCTGTCATTCCCCAATTGGACATAAATGTTGCACCTTTGTTTACAAATGCACTTATAAGATGCCACGGTACTCTGTCACTACCGCACGTTACCCAAAGTCCTGTTAAGTCTAAGTCTCTCCAGCCTTTAGTTTTTATTATTGCTTTGCCATGGTCTGGTGTGATATGCGTATGCGTATACTTCGTAACTTCTCTAACAAATCTATAAGCATTAAAATTTTCTATAACAACTTCTGCACCAACACGAATACCAGGTAAAGTCTGTGCTAACAAACCACCTGCGTGAGTTGTCTTACATATTGTATAAATTTTAGATTTGCTAGTAATCTTTTGACTATCAATAGCAACTTCATCAGCCGCTTTTAGTTTAGCAGGAGTTTGCTCGATTACTTTTGGAGTTCCTGTTGTGCCACTTGATTGAATACTAGTACCATTGCTGATAATATTTTGAAGTTCGTCTAGTTGCATTTACCTATTCTTTTAACATCTTAGTTTGTTTAACAAACGGAGACTTTGTCTCTTTCTTTTCGTTTATTTTCTTTCTTAAACTATCCCAAGCAGGGTGTGTAGGAACAAAGTCATATAATTTTTCATCATACTTTAATCTAAGTTCTAATAATTTAAAATCAAATAGCGGTGGGCAAATTGCGTGAAGAATACTTGCTATACATAATAACAATAAACTCCATGCTTCTTTTAAACTTACCCATGCGTGTTTGAAATATAGAACAACTGCATTAGTTCCACTATTACCACCATGTGCTTCGGCTTGTCTAAGGTGTTTCCAATTAAACCACATTAGCTCTTACCTCCATGTACATTTCTCTATTAAGTTTCCACACCGATTGTCTAGTAAAGTATAGTTCCATATCTTTATGATGTTCGACCATTCCTAGTACTTTTAGTCTTTGAAACAAGCGATGTGTCTTGTTCATTTTACCACTAGCATCATTTGTCATGTTAGTAGTGATATAAATCTCTTTGTCTTCTCCTATAAACTCTAATTGCTTAGGTAATATATGTCTCCATGTTAAAGCATTCATATGATACTTACTTAAACCAAATCCATAATGTCCAGGTAACTGTACACCTCTAAACATAACTCTCCATGCATTTTCATTTATTTCTGGTAAAGGGTGGCATCCTGCTAGACTTAATATATCTCCATAGCCTGCCTCTAACCCACCATAAGAAACACAATGCCATATACCGCCTTGTTGACGTAACCATTCATATTTCATTGCTGAAAAGGTATTATTCATATACCCTAGTTCTTCACACTTTTTACAGAAGTTTTGTAGACATAAATCCATTTCAGGAGTTAGTTCTTTAATTTGAAACATTAAGTAATGTGCCTTCCTCATAACGTTGTTTCACTGCTTCAAAAGTTTCCCAAGCACATTTAATTCTAAACATTACTCTGAATTCTTTTATCTCATCAACACTATGTAAAACTTTACCATTTAGTACATTAGGTACAGTATGATCATATTCATATTCGTAATCTAATTCTGTTTCAATATCTCTGTCTGCATCAGTTCCTTTCCAAAACTTTATACTATTAAATCCTGTATCAGGAACTAATGGAAAGAATAAGTTCCAATGCATTTCTCTATCAATATGTTTTTTAAATACAAACCCTGGTTCATATGTCATAAATGTACAATCGATTGGCTGTGGTGTTTTTTTAATATGTTTAGTGTTCCCGTTTTTATCTTCTTTAATTAAATCTGCCCAATTAATTTGTTTTATGATATTTTGTACTGCTGGATATTCAATAAGTTCCTTGCCTTCGTAGTATGGTGCATAAATGGCTCCAAGTCCGTTATCTCCTCTAGGTTGATTACCGAAATTTGGATTATATAATTTTTTGTAATCGTTCCATGGAACTTTACAATCTTTTAACTTATCGTATAAGTCTAACAAAGGTTGTTTATCGTATTTCATTTCTTTAATTGTAAAATGGTGTTGCATTCTATAACCTTTCAATCTTGCTCTGTATTACTCCTATAAGATTAGAAAGACCATTACGTCTTTGAGGAGTAACTAGTTGTATAAATCCCAGTGGTTGTAAATCTTCAGCAGTTAATTTCATTGCTTCTTCTTTAGTTGACCCAGTAAATATATCACAAATTATTGTTGTGATTCCTTTTGGTATTAATGCATCACTATCGTAATATATGTTTATACCATTTTCTTTAAGTCCTACATCAACCCAAATTTTACTTATACAGCCTGGGACTAACCTATCTTCAGTTCGCAGTTCTTCTGGAAGTGTTGTCGCTCGTCGGGCGAGATCAACTAGATAAGACAGTTTCTCTTGTCCTTCTAAAAGTTGTAAGTCTTCAGCCCATGCATTAATCTTTTTTTGTATCATCTACTATTGGTCTTTCGAAAAATTCTTCCTCTTGCCAAGTATCATAAAATGGTGCTTGGGTATAATAAGGATCATTGAAGTTTGGGTCGTCTACACCTATTACACTTTTTACTTCTTTGATATAGTGTTTAAGCATATTCTCAACACCCATTTTAAGTGTCATTGTACTACTTGCACATCCTGAACAACTTCCGCTCATAAGCATAGTTGCTAGTCCAGTTTCCATATCAAAATCTTCTAGTGATACAGTGCCACCATGTTGTGCAACATTAGGTTGAATGTTTTGTTCCACTACTTGGTTTATTTCTTTTACTATTTCTTCTTTTGTTCTTTGAGTCATTTGCTTTGCCTCTGTTTTTAGATGTATTCTCTTTGTGTGGCACAGGTTCAGTTGCACCAGTTAGTTTTTTGAGCCTAGTAAATGCATCTTCATCCATGCCTGCGAAAATCCCTCTTGGGTTTCTCGGTTGTTTGTTTTGTTTGTTTTTCATTACTTCCTTTTTGGAATCTTACTGTCAGCACTGCTGACACAACTTGGGGAAATACAAGGCATAGGTTTATCAAATAATTTAAACCCTGTCTCTATATTTCCTAGTGGACTGTCACTGCAACTATAACTTCTCTTAATTGATCCATCGGGTTCTCTTATTATAATTCCTTGGAACCCTGCGTTACATTTCCAGCCTGTAAATTTGTTAAAATTAAACGCATTAAAGCGTTCTGCTTGATCCATGTACCATTTCTTGCCTTTATTATCTTCAAACTCAACTTGAAAATGTTGTGGTACTATGCCATTATCTAATTTCATTTCTGGTAAAGGCTTCCAGTTTGGCTTAGGTCTACTTACATATTTATTTTTTTGTTCTGTATAAGCACGTTGTGGCATATCATTATACAACTTTTGCTTCATTTCTTCTGTATAACCGTCTACTACTCTACTTGCCGTTGGATCACTTTGCGGCTTTAGTGTTACGTTAATATTTTGATTATGAAAGAACAATGCATTCTCATAATACTCGTCAAACTTTTCAGGTACCATAACCATATTAATTGTTACTTGTACATCATGTTCTTGACATAGTATTAACTTATCTGCAAGGTCCTGCATTTTCTCAGGTGTATCAACGTGTTCAACGTGTAAACTACAAGTAATACTAGCACGGTGAAACTTACTTGCATAGTCGCAGTATGTTTGAAACCATTTCTTATTACGACTACAATTACTAGTCATATGTACACTTGTATAATTTGTGTTGTGTGTATCGTCACTTAAATGTTTAAGTATATCTAAATAGCCAGGATGAAATGTTGGTTCACCTCCACTTAAACTAAAATGAAAACTATTGAAACCATTATCTCTTGCTTGTCTTTTGATCTCATCAATAGTTCGTAAACATAATTCAGTTGGGCGATGATCTTTTCTATCACTACGAGCATAGGGCCAGCAATAACTACATTTGTAATTACAGAAGCGTCCTAGCAACCAACTTACAGTAAATATATCTCTATGAAGTAAAGTACGTTGTCCTACACTGACTATATCGTCATAGGGTATAGCACTAAAATCGTATGCACTTGTTTTTAAATCACTCATCTTTTATCTTTATATGTTGATAATCTATATACTGTGAACACCACTCATAAAAATGTTTATCTGTATCAGGCCAACACTCGGCAAATACCGGATCTTTTCTGTGTTCTTTAAACTCTGCTCTTACTTCTTTTTCACTCAGCATCTAATCTACTTTTCTTTAAATTCTTAACCAATGCACCATAATTTGTATTATGCATTCTACTTTGTTTTGTTGTTTCATAAAATGGTTTGCTACACATTCTTGTACAAGCCGGCATTGGATTATTTGTAAAAGATTGTTCTATCATATAACTTGCTTCACTACGATTAATTTCATCTAATGTTCCACTTGTGATATGAAGTTGTTCTAGTTTATCGCCAACTACTTTTTTTAGTTGTAAAAACTCAGGTTCGCCTGCTACATGACAACAAGGTACAATATATCCATCTACTCTCATAGCAGGTACTTGGTCATCTCTGTGTTTACACTTTGGAAAAATAGTCATCAACTTCCTTCTGAATAACAGTCCATTCTTTACTTTTTAATTGCATATGTTTTGGTGTTCTACCATCGCCTATAAATATTCGTAAAGTGTGAACATCTTGTTCTTGTGCAAATTTACACATATCTAAAGTTTGATGATAGTTGTGTTCAAAAATAATATGTCTTAAATCTATTTCTGCATCACTGTTATGATCCAACAAACTTTGTTTTAAAGTTTTCATTCCCTCAATTATAGTATTCCATTTAGAGTTAACTCTGTAAATAGGATTAGTATCTTCTAATCCGTCTATAGCAAATTCACATCTGTCTCTGCCTTTTAGCACACTTCCTAAATGATGCCACCATTCTTTAGTGCGTCCACTTCCGTTTGTATGAATATTAATCCACGGACGTTTTTCTAATGTATTCAAATGTTCTAATTGTTTTAGAAACACTCCGCTATATATAGGATCACCTAATACTAAACTAAAAGTTAAACGATGAATTTTATTCTCAGGTCTAACCAAATGTTTAAAGTCTTGTAAACTCATGTCTGTTATATCGTACATAATAGAACTTTCACCTGACTTATACTTTGCCATAATTTTTGTTCTAGCACAACCCGGACACATACAATTACATCTTGTAGTTGACTCCACTTGCATCCGTGTACCTTGTTCAAGGTAAACTGAATTATTAAGACCTTCGTAACCTTCTTTAATCATTAAACAAATCTTTATATCTTGGTGCTACATCTAATATATTTTGACCTCTTGCTTTGTCTAAATACTTTGTAAACTTAACAAACGAATCTATTTCATTAGAATAGTCTTCTGATTTACAATATTGTAACACACTGTCTAGTATTTTGCAAGCCTTTTCTGATTGTAGTTCAGTAAATTCACCTTCATAAATCTTCTTCCATCCATTATAAAACGTCTCTAAATCTTCCTTTAATTTAGGAGTTAATAATCTAATATTAGCACGTTTAGGTCCGTGTGCTACATGGTGTGTGATCACTGGTCTCTTTTTTGTACTGTTTATTTTTTTCCAGCCACTGCCGGCAACTTTCCATTGCATAAACTCTGGTAAGTGCCATATGTTATTAACTGTAACAGTAAAGGCAACCCAAGCCATAATGTTTTTATTCTCTTGACAGAATAAATCCAACTTGTCTAGGTTCTTTTTTGCTTGTTCCCATTTAATTGGATAACGCTGATATTCTAAAACTTTACCAAACCCGTCAATACTAGCACCAACTCTAACTTGTTTAAATGACTTCCAATATTCTAAAACTTTGTCTGGTAATGTTGTCATATTAGTATTGTATTCAAGTATAATGTTTTTAGCAACATCTTTCTTAACACACTTCTCTAAAAACTCATAATGGCGTTCAATCATCATAGGTTCGCCACCTGCCATATAAACGTGTTGTATTTTATCTAAATTCTTTTCTATATTGTTCCAAAAACTAGTAGAGCCATGCCAATTATAATCGTTAGTTTCTAATCTACCTTTAGCATTACGATTAAGTTTAACATAACCGTGTGTATCTTGGAATCCTTCTTCTTTATGATAGTCAGTCCATTGTTCATACCAACTATGACTATCTGTTGGTCCACACATACGACACTGCAAATTACATAAGTTACCAAATCTTAAATCATAATAAACAACAGGTGCATCTTCAGTATTAATGCTTCCATCTTCTTTTGTAACTCGTTGTGCTTCTTTAAAATCAAAATCCCATTCAGATAATTCGTATTGACGTCTACTATTAAGTCCTACTTGTTCTTCTTGTTGACATCTTGTACATTCATCACTCCAAACACCGTTAAGCATATTCTTTCTAACAGTTTTCATTAGTTCTGCATTACGAGCCTGTGCCATACTATGCTTACCTGCATTATAAGGACTACCATCTTTATGTCTAACAACTCCTTGGTTCTTAGTCACATTGGCTTGACAACAGATTCGAATGTCTCCGTTATTTCTAACTGCTTGGAAGTTCCAAGGTATAGGGCAAAATGTTTTACTCATTTATTTGTTCCTTAATATCCTTTGCAATATCAGGATATAATTCTTCAAAGTTTTCATCTCTACTTGCATCTAATATTTTTGTAATACGCATAAATTCAGGCAAAGCATCTGTTGTATCATTTGCATTCATAAAAGCAATCATATTGTCTAATCCTTTGCAGATTTCATTATATAAACTTTCTCTGCCGTGATCCCATTCTGTAATAATCTTTAAGTCTTTCCCTAAAACTGTTTGCATGGGTGCTTCTGCGTTCCTCATTTTATAATCTTCAGGCTTACTATCAATCCAATTACGAAGCCAGCCTTCTTTCCATTGCTTAAAGTGTTCTTCAACTCTTTGTTTAGTTTTTTTAGGGAGAGAAGTTACACTATAATGAACTGGGTTATGCACTGGGTGGTATGTAAAACAAGGACTTTGCGAGTATCTATTAAACTTATAAAAGTTTTGTTCTAATATCCACTCTATTAAATCTGTTACATTTAACACATTTAATATTTGCCAAGTAAACGTAAGCCAACAATTTACATTGTTACTGCTTTCAGTATCTAACTTATGAATGTTCTTTGTTACTTGCTCCCACTTACTCGGATGTCTTATATAGTTATTTATCGGTCCAATAGCGTCTACACTTCCTCCAACATTTACTTGTTTGAAGTGTTTCCATTGATCTAATACACGTTGTGGAATGCTTGTAAAATTTGTATTGTAATCTAATTCCATGTTATGAGCAGTACCTGAATCAATATACTTTTGTAATAATTCAAAGTTCTGTTGAATAATTAATGGTTCACCTCCACTTATAAACATTTGCTTTAGTTCAGGTGCATCTTTTTGAAGTATGTCAGCAACATCTACACGCTCGGTCCATTGATAAGGATTGTCTCCTACAATCTTTGCTCTGCTTCCGTCCATTTCTAAAGCAACTCTGTGACCATAACTTTTAAATCCTGTATAGCCTGTTGTTTTCATCCATTCAGTATACCATTGATGACTTTCAGTAGGTCCACACATTCTACATTTTAAGTTACAAGTATTATCCATTCTAATATCTAAATCTAACAAAGGATATTCTTTTGTATCTATTGTTCCATCTTCTTTTGTGTTTGCTATTGCATCATCAACATCAAACTCATTCCAATAACGATTCATGTCAACCCAACGTCTACTCTGTGAGCCTGAATCATCTTCTTTATTACATCTTGTGCAATGTTCACTTCGTTTACCAGCAATCATATCACGTCTAGTTTCTTTCATAATCTCACTATTACGAGCATCTGCTAAACTTGTATCTTCAATACGCATTGTTTTATCGTCGCTATCTTTACAAACACCACGGACTTTTCTATTAGCCGCGGCTTGTACACACATACGATAATCACCGTTGTTGTTTATTCCTAAACTTAACCATGGAACAGGACAAAAGCCATTACAACCTTTGGCTTTTAATTCTTGTTCGTATTGTTGTGGATTATTATAATTGTTTCTGTCGAAGTGTTTCATATATTGGACTTAAATCATGGATATTTGTTTTTCTTATTTCATCGAGCCTATCGTTGTAGTCAAAGAATTCAGTTTTTAGATTTTGTAACACAGTTTCATTATTTTTAAAAGGGTTACGTTGTGTATAGTATAAAAGTGAATTACAAATATCTGGTAAAATATCTTTGTTTTTTAATTCTTTAAGTTGTTCTGCTACAACAGTCTTAAATTCTTCAGTAAGGTTTCTAACTGTTATACGTCTAGGAGCAGTAGCATCAATTACATTAAAATCAAGTTGGACATTATGTCTCCATTTTAGTTCATCTTGTAAATTTTTTAGTTCAGGTAACCAATCTTGTACTGTAAAACAAAGATACCAACTCCAAACAATATTAACACCCATTCCAGAAATGTTTGGAATTAAGTTTGGCATTTTCAATATGTTTTCTCTTATCTTGTCCCAATTAGCATTTGTTCTAACATAGTTATATGTTGGTCCTGTACCATCTAAACTTAATTGTATTTTACAATCTTTAAATTGTTTAACTGCTTTAACCCAATTAGGATTTACATTAGTTGCATTTGTTGTATAACGCAAGTGTAGATTCTTTGCGTAGTCGTTTGTTGTAACCCAGTCAAGTAATTTTTGTATTTGTGGATCGATTGTAGGTTCACCGCCTAATAATTTTAAAAACGATAAGTTTCTAAATGTGGTATCGTTTGCAATAGCAGGAAGTAAATCAGAATCTGTAACGTCTAAACTATCTTCTGTCCATCTTTTTAAATCTGGGTTGGCTATTGTTTCTTTTGCGATTAAACTACTATTACTCGGACTACACATTCTACATTTAAGGTTACATAAATTTCCTGGTCTGTAGTCTAACCATTTTAGGTTAAATTCATCTGTATGTTCGTTGTACCATTCATGTGCATCTTGTTTTTTACCTAATATGTTTCTATTAAATGTTTTTCTATCAGATTCCATTCCTGCTTCTTGTTGTTCTTGACAAACTTTACATCCAGGATGCCATTTGCCGTTTTCAATCGATTTTCTAACACTTTTAACTATGTCACTATTAAAGTAATCTTCAGGACTTTCAGCAGATGTCCATGTATTAAAGACACAACACATTTTATATTTTTTTTGACTTTCTTTATAGTAAGAAGCCTGCCATGGAGCAATACAAAATACGTCGTGGTTAACTGGAAATTTTTTAGCCATTATTTTTTAACTGTCTTAAATATATCTGTTAACGGCGGATAGCCATAAACATTGTCTACATTATTTGGTATATAAGGTATTCGTTGTTCTTTTCCTGTTCTAGGATCGTCATAATTGTATTTTACACCTGGATCTTTTCCATATCCAACACCCATAATAATTACAAATCTCATTGCACGTTCGTCTTCATCTAGTTTAAATACTTTTGATGCATATTCGTAATCACTACAAATGTTTTGACATATACCTGTTTGTATTCCTCTGTTTGCTAGAGCATACATAAGTGTTACTGCCGCAATACCTACTTCAATGTTTTCAGTTTGTGTTTGTGCAACATCACTATGTTTTTTACCAGTTCCTTTACCGTCTAAATAAGCACGTGAAGTAGACTTGTCAAACATTCCTTCTCTGTCTGCAACCCATCTACTACAAAAGCCTATTAGCCAAGGTGCCAACACTTGTGGATTACCTCTGTCATTTTCTAATTCATCAGGCCCCCATTCGCCATTACGTTGACAAATAGTCATAATGTTTTTTCTTATTTCTGGATCATCATTACGCAACAGTTTTACTTGATATGGAAATTGTCTATTTTTTGAAGGTATGTGTTCTAATACTTCAGCAAATACATCATATAATTCTTCTTCAGTTGGTATTTTATCTTCTCTCCACGCAAAAGTTGTATGTCTTGCGTTAATTAAATCAAGCCATTCCATTTATGTATCTCCTTAATTCAGGAACTAGTTCCAGTACATTTGTATTTCTAATCTTATCTAATGCGTTAGTATGTCTAACGTATCTAGACTTTTCTTTTTCTGTGTCTAACTCTTGTGTTAATTCGGTTTCTAAAGTAACTAAAGATGATAACACAGGATCGTTGTCTTTATAACGTTCCTTTAATGTATTTAACTTATTACTGATAAGTTTTTTATGGTCATTATCTAACCAACCTACACACAAGTACATAGGATCAACTAAAGGTAACAAACTTATGCCTTTGAACTTGTCTCCGCCATATGTTTTACCTAATTCATATAATTCAGGGAACCATTTGTCTATACTAAATGCATTTGTCACTTGCATAACACAATTAATACCTTGCCATTCTAAATTCTTTATTTTAAATATATCTTTAAAGTTTTCCACACACTTATCGTAGTTTGAATTTGTTCTTAAGTAATTGTTTAACAACCCTGTACCATCAAAACTTGTGTTAATAGTTAATTTATTAAACTGTTCTAACAACGGCTGTAGTTTAATTGGATTGACTGTTCCGTTAGTAAGTAAGTGTAAATTAATACCTTTTGCATAACCCGAGTCGGCTACACGTTGTAACATTTTAATAACACGTTTGTCTACAAGTGTTTCACCTCCAGACATCTTTAACCATTTAACATTTTCTAAATCAAAGTTACTTACAATATCAAAGTCATCACTTTCCCAATCGATAGCATTAACTGTTTCCATTTGTTTTTTACTTGTTGTGATAGTGTCCCAATACCATTCTTTGCCTTGTATCTCTGGATTGGCTAAAACTTCTTTTTCAATTTTATCACTCCAAACAGTATTACAACTTCTACATTTTAAATTACATAGTTTACCAGGACGTAAGTCTATGTCTAAAGGTTTATTGTGTTTATTACCTGTTACTGTATTCAATTCTAGTTCTTCAAAGTCTAATTTATTCTCATAACGTTTGAGTAATTGTATTCTTTGACTTTGTTCTGTGTTGCCTTTTGCTTCGTGTTCTTTACAATACCAACAAGCCTTAGGAAATTCCTCTTTCATAAAAGACTCTCTAGTCTCTTGCATAAATTCTCCGTTCCAAAAGTCTTGAAATGTTTCTTGTAAAGGTTTTGTGCCATCAAATCTGCCAACAATATCACTCATACAACAAAGTTTGTGTGCTCTGTTGTTTGCATTGATATACCCATGTACGAAAGGTGCTGGGCAAAAATTCTTTTTATTTTTAAGCATCAATTGATCCGCATTTAGAAATACATCTACTAATTCTTGGGTTTTCAGATGCATCTGTTCTGTTGTTAAAACTTTCAGTTAAATCACGTTGGAAATATTGATGGTTTAATATTTCTGTAATACTATGTTCATCTAAACTGTTCCAGTTACTAGTGTATTTATTGGTATAGTACTCATATTCTTTATATATTTTAGTGCCAGGTTGTTGATAGTTATAGTATCCAGGTAAATGACAGCATTGATATATTCTTCCACTGTGTTCAACTTGAAATCCGTAATTCTTTTCTCTACGGAACCTACAGTGTATTGTACTTTCATTTGCAAAGTCTTTTACACTTGCTAATTCTTTTTTGGCTTGTTCAACAATGTCTTTGCTAATTGTACTATTAACATTTTTACTTGTTGCAGTAACTCCTTTATCTAAGTCTTGCAATCCCATTGCTTCTCTGATAATGCTATGTCTTACTCTAGTGTTTTTATATATAAACGCACTGAAGCCCATTTCTTTACTCATGCGTTTAGCATCTTCCAATTGATGATCATTATAATCAAAACCAATCCATTTCCATTCAGCATTGCCACCATTATTAATAAAGGCTGTAGCATTTTCAAAAACTTTGTTTAAGTCTACTCTTACTCTATATCTTTGATGCATTTCTGGATCTATACCATCTATACCAAATGTTATACAACTTGTTTTATGAAACTTATTCATTAAAGTACCCAAGTCTTTCCAAAACTCCGGAGTCTTATACCCACCATTGCTATCAATATATAATTTAATTTTAGACGCATCTTGTGTTTTAGCAATATACTCTAACATCTCTAAACTTTGCGGATGATACATACTGTCGCCATAGTTGCCATCAATATTAATTTTAGTTAAGTTGGGCCATTTAACACCAAACAAGTTTTGCATATGTTCTAATGTTAACTGTCTACTTCCGTGTGGAGTTATGCCACTATTAACAAAATGTTGTGTTCTGGCACAAGCAGGACATCTAGCATTACAAGCCGATGTAAACTCTATCATCATATAATTTGTTTTATCTATTTGGTAAGCCATACTACTGTATCTGTTTTTCCTGTTAAAATTTTATTTAATTTTTCCCCTATCATTTCATGTTCTTGTATAGTAAAATGATTAGGAATATCTGCTGTAGTTCTTTTGTCTGGGTTAGGTTCGTGTGCTGTTGTTAATTTAAAAAAGTTAGGTTTTACAGTAATCCCATTAGTAAAATAAAAATCATCAACACTAGATGCAAAAGTCCAATCAAAACAAAAGAAATTAATAAATTTAATATGATTCATTTTTTTGTATAAGTGTAAGTCCACATAAAATAACAAGTCTAGTGCTTTTTCACATTCTCTTTTTTCATTAAGTATATCATGTTTAATTGCATTAGCAACAGCAAGACGTTTATCTTTGTGTACAGGTTTTGTTGTTTTAAAAAATTGTTCATCACAACTCATAGGCTCATAAGGCTTCCAGTCTCTAGCATACTCAGGAGCATAAATTCTAAAAGGATGACTCCACCCTACAATACAATATTCAATATCATTATAGTGAGGCGATTTACATAAATCTTTTACTTGTTGCAACTGTCTCCAAAACCCTGTAGCACCTATGGCTTGATTTACAACTGTATAATCTTCTGGTATACCTTGTTCTAGCCAATTATTAGGCTCAGCACTAAAGAAACTATCACCAATTACATAACAATATTTCATTTATTTTATCTCCGGTAATTCATTCTTTTTTAATGCTTTAAGGGCCTGTCTAATTCCAACTTTATAATAACGTTCATCAATTAAAAAGTCTTTGTGCCATTCTTCTTCACCATCAGCCATTGCAATATGCATACAAGGACTGGGCATAATATTTAATTTACGACATAATTGTACTTGTAGATCTCTATAATTCTTTACTTGCCAGTCACTAGGTATATGTTTCATAATATGAATACCTACTTGAGCCGCTCCTAATACTAAATGATTATAATTATTCTGTTGTCTAATCGGTAAATTGTCTTCGTAATTACTGTAACGCACACCACTTCTGATATTACCTGTTCCAGTTCCTTTAGTTAAACTAAAACAAACTTCAGTAATCGCAGGATGTGTTAAATCAATATGTTGATCCATACAAGTACCATACCAAGCACAATCAATTAATACAGGAACCTTTAATCTCCAACAATCATCTAATATAGCACGATATCCCAAAGGAGTTCCGCCATTGCCACAAAATGGAAAACTAATTACTACCCAATCGTTTTCTTTAATTGGATTATCACTGTCTAATTGACTTAATTCAATATTATCTTGTTCTACACTATCTAAATATTGATAATTGGTAACAACTCTTTTATGATACGCATATTCGCCACGCAACATTCTTAAATTTCTATCTTTATATCTATAATATGCTTCATCAAATGCTTGAGTAGTTCCATTAATTAAATCACGATGCTTGAATTGATCTAAACCATGTACAGTATTAAATTCATTTTCGTGTATCCATTCATGTATACGTTCTTTATATTCATTTGCAACTTCAAAGTATCCAGGTTTATCTAGCCACTCATACCACGGAGCATCTCTTAATGTAGTTTGAAAGAAGTAATCATAAATTGCATTATGCTTCTTACTGCTAATTAAATCTTTTTCAATTAATTCTTTTGCAAACTCATTAGTTCTGGAAATGTATCCTGCCATGAAGTTCCTCTTATTTTATCCATTTTATTTAAATATTCAATTAATAATGGAATATTTGTTGCTGGTTTATCTAATGCATTTATTAATGCATCAAACTTTTTATATTTGTCTGTTACTTGCGTACCTAATTCCATGCGTAATTGAATTATATCCTGTGACGCTTTATCTTTAATTTCTTTATTTAAATTATTAATACCTAATATACTAGGAGACCATAGGAAATGCATACCTATAGTTCCACCAAATCTTTTTATATTTAATTTTTTAAATCCCTGATCCATTTTCCAACGCACAAATTCAGGTATGTGACTAACATTTAATGCATTAACTGTACAGTCAATATCCACTGTTGTATTATCAGGCATATCATCCCAATACTTTAATACATTTAATTGATGTTGCCAAGTACCTGGATAACGTATATATTCATAACGTTGTTGTATACCGTCCATGCTTAAATGAATTAAACAATGTTTAAATTTTTTATATAATTCTTTTAATTCAGGATCTGTTGTTTGTCCGTTAGTATTAAATCTTAATTCAATATCTTTTGCATAGTTTTTATCTACACAATACTTTAAAAACTCTTTAAATTCTTTATTAATAGTTGGCTCACCGCCAATAATATAGATATGTTTTAAATTATGTAGTTGCTCGTATATGTCATTCCAATATGTTTTATTATTTTTCCACCAATTATATCCGCCTAATTCATTTCTATTCCAATATACTTCATTTTTTAATTCATTACTTGCACTGCTAATTAATTTATTATAATCAGGTATCCATTGTGTACTGTCTGCAGGGTTACACATAACACAAGCAAGGTCACATTTATTACCTAATTTCATATCTACATAGTGTATACCATAACTCATTGCACCCGAGTTGTCAACACCTTTTAATACTGCTGGCACGTCTATACGTTCTTCCCACTCTTCATTTTCCCACAGTCGTTTGCTTCTATAACCTAATGCTTCTTCTTTATAGCAACTTAAACAAGCTCTTGGAGTTTTATTACTTAACATATCCGTTCTAATGGCTCGCATATAGTCAGTATTCCAATAATCCTCTGCTCTATCCTGCTCTAAATTAACAATAGTACCATCATTTTTGCGATTAACACCCGGTTGTCTATTTTTTTCCGTGCTACTGCTGTTGGCATGACAGCATATCTGCATATTACCGTCAGTTCTAGTACTTAAATGAATAAAAGGCAGTATGCAAAAGCCTTTTAATTGTTTATGATTCGTCGTCATCTAATGTTTCAATATCCAATACTGATTGATCTAATCCTTGTACACTTTTATGACTGCCAGGCCCAATACCTGTGCCACCTTGATGCTTGTAACGTCCTGTTTTTTGATCTTTAGGAGCATCAACTAGTTGTCCATCTTTAGTAATACCTGTGTCGTGTATTTCACTTAAATCTTTATATTCACCTGTTTTTAAATTCTGTTCATTACGGCGCATTGCTTCAAATATACCATCTCCTAGTTCAGTATGACACATTTGTTTACATTTAGCAGGTTGCATTTCACTACTGTGTTTCCAGTCTTCTTCCAGCAAATATTCATAAAAAGGATGTTCTAGTATGCTTCTAACAGGGTTATCATCATCTGCAAAGTTATATAAACTGTTCCATTGATCATCTATACCATACTTTTTATAACTAGGAAGAGGCCAATGATCTGATTTATTTTCATAAAATTCAATTCCACCTAACCAATTACAGGGCCATACTTTACCTGTAGCATCAACGTATATACGTGGATCACCTATGTTTTGACATATAATGTTTTGTTTAGTACTCCAAAAGTTCTTAGCAGTTTCAGTATGCTTTAAATGAATACCTTTAATCTTTTCTCTATAAGGATGACGATGTTCAGGTTTAATGCTTACATTCACAGGCGAAAGTTCGGTGCCACCTTGTTTTGCGGCTCGGCTCGAAGAGACGCCAGAAGTGTCGGTAAGCTCAAATTTTATAGTAGTGTCTTTTCGCATTAGTTCCTGCTTAGAACTACGGTCTTTAAGCATTTCAAACTCAGCATCTTCTGCCAACTTCTCTGCTTCACGTTTGCTCATGCGTATAGGGTTATATCTAAAACTGACCTTTTCAATAAACTCACTAAAGCCCAAGTCCTTTGCATATGCTTTGGCCTCGTCTAATTGGTGTTCATTGTGATTCATCATAATCCATTGCCAACGTGCTCTGCCTCCTGCATTAATAAATGCAGTTACATTTTCTACAATACGATCCCATTTTGCACCCACACGATACAAATGGTTGGTATCAGCCAGTCCGTCAATGCTAAAGGTAACTCTACCGCCGTAGTAATTCTTTATATTGTCACGGCTTCCACCTTCGCCATTGATTATTGTGGCTAGTTCTGCCCACCATTCTGGACTTCTTGATGCTCCATTACTTGATATGCTTACGTTCTTTGTACCGTGTTCTCTAAAGTAACGCAGTATGTCTAGTGTTTCAGGGTGTGCTGTGGGATCACCATAATTACCGCAACTTAAAAAATAGTGTAGTTGTGCCACAAATTCGGGTGGGAAAAACCTTTTGATATCAGCAAGACTAATTAACTTTTTACCTGCCTTCTCTAGTTCTGGATTAAATGTACGTCCACAACCTCCACAGTATAAGAAACAAGTGTTGTTGAATTCCAATTCTAAACGTTTAACACGTTCATATTGAAACATGGTGTAGCCAGCACTGTCTTTCCATTTGTTCGCTTTACGCTCTGTCAATAGTTGCGGATTTAAAGGTGTTTGAGGATCTTTATTAAACTGTGATTTATCGTAGTTGCTCATATAAACTCTTTATAATTGATTAGCATAGTATTACTCTATACAACACTGTTATTTACTCTAGTGTCACGTTAGAACCCTAGTAGGCGGATAAATGAATTAATTCATTTAATAGTATACACTGTGGGGAAGTTCAACAACTGTTGTGTGTTGCATACAGTTATTTATACTTTCCTTATACTGCTATTATACACAAAGAATGACTATAATGCAAGTAAATTCAATTAAAATGAATTAAATTACAAGTGAATCCGGGGTCAAATATTTTTCTTAATGGTCGGTTGCCGTCGCTCCGGTAAGCCTTTTTGTCGTGCTCGTACACTGTGTCTCCTACCTTTAAGACACCTTGCGTATAGATTCAGTTATAAAGTCCCGTGTAAGGGGCTCTAAATAGTCTTTATAGTGTTGTTTACGGTGCTCATCCAATACTTGTATGCTCTTGACCATTATCTTTAATTGTGCCACCGTAGGAGGACTATAGTTCGCTAATAATGATTTAATTGAATTAATTAATATGTTACTGTTTGAGCAGTATTCAATATCCTTTAATGCTGTTTCTAGTATATGCTCGGGTACCATCTTTAAACTGTTGTAGTTATCGTCTGGGTGTAGTATGTTATTCATATATAACTTGTTTGCTCCCAGTCTACTCTGTAGTCTACCAAGGTTCTCTATATTAAATAACTGTGGTACACAACAGAAATCATAACTTATATCATACTTGCCACGTGTTACACTCTCTAACAGTCTTATTCTATCATTAAAATTGTCCCACCTATAGGGATATCTTATGTATTCATATGTAGTACCTGTACCATCTACACTTATATTCAAATGTACTTTGTTAAATTCATCAAATAACTCCATGAATTTAGGGGAGAATTTGGTAGCATTAGTTGTTAACTGTAGACGAATGTCTCGTGCATAGCCTTTGTCTACTATGTAGTGTAGTATATCTAACACTTCTCGTTGTACTAGAGGTTCTCCGCCTGTGAATTTAAGCACACTCACACCTTGTTCTAGTATAGTGTATACATCTTGTTGTAGTTCTTCTTTCATACTAACCAGTGTTCTGTCATTTAAATGTGCATAGTTACTTGGCGGAAGTATTTTTTTGTTTATTAGAGCATCTCTTTCCTCGGCGATTAAGTTACTGTCACTGGGACTGCACATACGACAGCGGAGGTTACACTGATTTGTTAACTTTAAATCTAAATATTGTATTCTAGGTTTGTCTTCGACTATACTATCAAACTTGTTCTGCATACTAGTTCTTACACTAGTACCGGCGGCTTCTTCTGTACGCCAACAACGTCTACACATTGCATTCTTGACACCGTTATTGAGATCACTTCTCAATTGATTCATCTCTGCACCGTGAAACCATGACGTCAAATCGTAGTCACTGTTGCGAATGTTTGTGGGATTATCCCGGCCCTCTGCATTACAACAGGGTTTGAATGTTCCTATTGCACTGCTATGACTGTGTACCCAGGGTAATGGGCACCATGTTGTACTATCTTTATTTGGTTTCATATCACTCATACGATTGCTTATTATTAGTATACACTCTTTTGGGCCTTTGTCAACCTATTATCCGTGTTATTATTGGAGAAAAACCGGTTGACAACCTGGTGTAAATGTGTTATAATATATGTATTATAATAACTATTCTAGATCCATGATTGAATCTCCTAGTAATACTGTATTTATTGTGCAATAAACCGGTTGACAGATACTGTATATGTGCTATTATATATGTATAAGTTAAACAAAACAGGAGATACATATGTCATTTGAAACCTACAGTATATTAAAAGTAAGACAAGCCTTTGATAATGCAGATAAACCTGACCCAGATATGCATTGGAGTCATGGTACACTATGGGTAGATACCAATAGTGAAGAGGATATGGATCTAGTAGCGACTACACTAGAGAATGATGTATTAAGTTCAGACTACAAAGTAGATATGAACTGTCTTAAAGCAACAGAGACTGAGCCTTGGGATCAATGGGCAGTTGATATAGTACAAGCATAGTATACCCACAGTATGAGCTAATAGGGGGGTTATACGAACTGTATACACTATATCCTAATATAACTTGAATTCAAAAAAACTTTCTGAAATCTGACCCCAGGGGGCTACGTTTTGGCCCCACCTTGATTCCTTACCCTGGCGCAATCAAATCGGCTATCAATTTTTTTGAGGTTTTAGCAACACCTTTTCACACCTTTAAATCCGTCTACTAGAGTAAATAACTATATGTACACTCACATATCAATACTAACAAGTAAAAGCAATCGTGTATACAACACTGCTGAACAGTGGCACAATGAACACGGTCCTTGTGGCGTATTCAATACTAGTGTAATCAAAGGTAGTATTGTGTGCGATGGTACTAGCAGTGTTACTCGTACACTAGTATATGACAATCATTCAATGCGTACACAACACAGTGAATCAAAGCGAAGTGTCGATAAGTCATTTACACAACAACTCATACAAGAGATATTAAGTTAATCATCAACTACGGCATAAGTACTAAACAAATGGCGCAATATACAAAACGCAATTTGAATACTAGTAGCGAATATACTTCATATCAAAAGAACAATCCTTTAACAAAATACGTTGAACGAGTTTGTGGAATTAACTGTACTAGTAGAGCTCCAACTAAACAAAATCAAAAACTTCGTCGTAAGAAATACCAGGGCAAATAAAAATTTTTGCTATATATTTTTTGTGGGTTTTTGTGCGGGGTTTTTCTTTCCCATTACAGTATTTAGGTTATACTTAAAGGGCAGACCATTGTTACTGTCCATTAATGCTATTAAACAACATAGTGGCAGGGCAAACATCCATAACAGGAATACAATAGGAGCGGTGAACACACGTTTGAACATACTAGTACTTATTGTAAAAAATGGCTTTACCGACGCCTTCGTCAGGCAGACCAGCAGTTATTCGCGGAGCCAACGAAATTCGTCTGGGTTATTACGACGTCTAGTATCATGTGCCTTTGCGTCCTATGTGAAATACTCTTTTAACATTGGGCAGTCTCGGTACACTTACACTAGTGTCTCTAGGTTGGTTATGAGGTAAATCTTCTCTTGCGTGTCCAATCCCTACCATAACTCCACTTATTTTAACTCCATGGAAACCAGTTATCATGTTAATGCTAGTATCAAAGTCACCGTTTGATTTATCAATTAATAGTTGTTGCATTACATCATTATCATAGCATTGAGTAGCACCTGCACTATATCCTAGATCCACTGCCGCAGTAATAGTCCAAGCAACTGCTAGTCCATAACTAAAACTCACGTTTCTATTTATTGTGGATTTATTTTTTATATCATCACTTTCGATATAACGGTTGTTGTTTATGTGATTGCGAACATATTGTTCATCATGTGCAAACCATACAAGCATAGGAGCATTTAGTTGTCCTTGGTCATTGCTGATTTGTTTACTTACATTGAACATAGCAGAGATCAGTTTTGGATCTATAGTATAGTAAACATCATACCATGGAATGTTTTGTTTAGTTAATGTACTACGAACTCGTTCAGCAATCGCCTGTGCTTGTTCTTGAGTAATAGGTCGAGTTTGATCCCAGTTGCGTTGAGTTTTTGTTATAGTGTTCCAGTCAATCATAGCAATATTTAAATGCTCCCGTATGGTATTAATAAGATACTATTTTAAATCGTCAAAGATATGAGTCATGTGTGGAAATGCTTGTGCAAAGTTTTGACCACGATGTTGTTCTAGTTTCTCAACCCATTCCTTCATCTCAGGTAATCGTTCACTCCAGTCTTCTGCATTCATAAAATTAACTATGTTTTCAAAACGTTTGACTCCATATGTACTTGCTAACCAAGTGTCATAGTCTACGCCTGCTTGTTCAACTCCTGTAAACAACTTCCAGTTTGCTTTCATCCAAGGAATAAACTCTTCAGTATACTTGCGTGTTACTTCTCGTTTAAAGTCCAGTGGTAATACTTTAACGTTTAGTTGTGGTGGCCAATAAGCAAAGTGCATATTAATACCGCCAGCACCCAGAGGCCATATGTTGATCTTTTTAAAGTTTTGTTCTAGTTTCCATTTAACAAACTCTGGAAGATAGTATATGTTCAATGCCATGATAGTAGTAGCAGTTGTTACTTCTACATTAGGTCCTGTGTTGTCTAACAAATGAAACTGTTTCACTTGATGTTCCCAAACACTAGGGTAACGTATGTAATCATTTTGTATACCGTGTGCGTCTATGCTATAGTGAAACCTTACACGTTTAAACTTGTCCCATAGATCAAACAGTCGTTGTGGTAATTCAACTCCGTTACTGTTGTAACGCAATTCAATTTTGTGTGCGTATCCTCTGCGTACAACTTCTTCTAACAGTGTGTAGTGTTCTTCGATAACAGTACTTTCACCGCCTGCAAAGTATAACTGATACATATGTGGAATTTGTTCATACAACTCTTCCCAAAATTTTGGATTCTTCATGTGCCAATTGTATGTAGCACCATCTACTTGTCCTTTTTGATCCCACTGCATACTGTTCTTTAGTTTAGCATTCTCCAGTGTCGGATACATCTTCTTCCAGTCTTTAACCCAACCACTGCTATCATGAGGACTACACATAACACAACCCAGTTGGCATTTACTTCCCATGCGTAAATCAATGTACCTTATCTTAGGTGGAACACTGCCATCTTCCTGTGTTTCTCTTACTAGTTCGTCTAGGTCAAATCTGTTTCCCCAATACTCTGTCTCCCACATACGTTTGCTGGCGTGACCGGCATCTTCTTCTTTGTAACACTTTAAACAACTGGCAGGCTTTTCACCTTTAAGCATTTGCAGTCTTACACTTCGCATATAACTATTGTTCCATGCGTCTTTTAAACCTGTGGTGTTAAAGTTAGCAGGCTTACCATCGTCGTTCTTTAGTACGCCAACTTCACCGCCACCTACTTTTTTACTACTGTCTGCATCTTGTACTGCACTTGCATTGGCTGTACAACATACTCTCATATGTCCGTTAGGTCTACTGGATAAGTGCATCCACGGTAAAGCACAAAATGTTTCTGAAGGGAGTTTCTTATTAGGCATTAATTTTCCTGTCTTGTGTATTTAGTTGTAGTTCGGGTATGTAGTTTTGTATATTGATTCCACGCACATGATCCATGTGTGAGCAATACTCAATTAATTTTGTTCTTGTTTCTTGATTAGTTCCTTGGTCAGCACTTTGTTGATAAAAACGTTTTATGTTTTCTAGTTTACTTGTTATATGTTCTGGCAGTTCTCTTAACACCATGTTTAATCTAAACAAGCCTAGTTCCAATTGACTTCTTGTTAATCCATTTACTCGTAACTGTCTAGGTTGATGTAAAGGTTCAACATGAAAGTCGAAACTTGGAAACTCTTTGTGCATCTTTAATAATGCATTTGGAAAGTCTAAATAGTTTAAACTCATTATACACATTATTAGACTGCTGTCAACACTTTTATTTTCTTGTGCATATGTATGAAACTTTTTTAAGTTAGGTAGTATACTATTCCATTGTGCAGGATAACGTATGTAATCATTTACAGTTCCCCATCCTTCTATACTATGTCCTATGCTAACTCTATTAACACGTTGCAGATAGTTGTCAAATTTAGTAATATCAAATGTGTTGTTAATGTTTAATACCAATTGACTGTTTGGACTTTCACCTTCTGCTACTTCTTTAAGTATTTGTTCTAGTTCGGGCATAACACTAGTCTCACCGCCATTAATTTTATAACGCCATACACGTTTGTATATGTCTTGAAACTTGTAACTGTTGTCTGGATACCAACCACCAATTACGATTGGTCCTTTATAGTCTCTGTGCTTTTTACTTTCTAATGCAAACTGACTACTGCGATTGTTATTACACATAACACATTTACTATTACAAAAGTTACTAGGCTTTACATCTAAATAATTAACTTCGTCGATGTCACCATGTGTAGTTTCTTTTCCTGTAAATGCAGTACCAAACTTTTTTTCGTACTTGGCAATTTCACTTAAACGTTTACTAGTAAATCCTTGGCGTTCTCTTTTGTAACATATGCGTTCACAATGTTCATTACTTTCACCATCGAGCATTTGTTGTCTTAATCTTTTGAACTGTGGCTTGTTGTATGCTTCACTTAAACTTTCTTGTACTCCCATGGGACTATCGAATTTGGTTATCTCACAACATGGACTTAAACTTCCATTAGTGTTAACGCAAATATGTTTCCATAACAGTGGACAACGTTTGTGATCTTTATGGGTAGTTTGCATAATCCCTTTTCGCCATATATGTAATTCGTAATCCGGCTTTAGTTTTGAATTGAGGTTTAGTACCTAATGTACTACTGTGTATTTGTGCAGTGTCAAAAACGTGTAAGTCTCCAGGAGTCCAGTCGTAACTATGTTCAACTGACAATCCATGATACCTGTCAATAGTACTTGGTGCTTTATCTAATTCATAACGCAAGAAGTCATCATACAACATTCTAGTCTTTTCTCTGTCAATGGTTGTTGGTCCATCTAATGTATATACATTTTTAATTTGTGTATAATCTGTGTAACTGTTGTAATGTGTTGTGCTAATAAACGGTCCATAGTCAAGTGTGCAACCTGTGTCAACTACTCGTTGATCATAGTATATCATTTTACATTTACTCTTACCTGGATTAATATACAAAGGTATTAACATACTTTTATATGTTATTAGGTCACTGTCCCAATGATCATCAGGTGCTGGCATATCAGTGTGTACACCGTATTGATGTGGAGTATGAAAGAAGTTACCGCCTGATGTGAAAACTTTATCCCAATCCCAACTAGTATCTTTTAATACATCTTCAGTCCATGGTCTAATAAAATCTTTTACTAACTGTCTAAAGTTACCACTAAAGAATAAGTTTCCAGTTTTACTTACTCTCCACGAACCAGTATCTCTAAACATAAACTCGCAAAGTGTTTTAATTTTATCTTCGTCAAATACATTTTGATGTACTACACTTTCTTCCATATAGTTTTCAATGTATTGTTTTTTAAAACCGTCATTGAATATCATACCTGCTTTGTCTTCTGATCCTGATTTGTCTTCTGATTCTGAACGCACACCTTGTTTAACATATTTAAATGTACCCAACTCCATCTCTGCATTATTCTTTTCATCTATCATTTAAATTGTTCTCCAAATGGATCAAACTCTGATCCGCATTTCATTGAGCAAACTTTAAGTTTACCATCATTGCAACTTGGCTTATTCCAACTGTTAGCAATGTCTTCGAATATTCCTGTAGCAAACACTTTGTCCAATCCGTGCCTGGCATCAACTTTATCTTTGCCACCTGCACGTTCAATGAAGTCCCATATAGGTTCTTCTTTCTTTGGATCTTTATGCCACCATTTGTACATACGTCCGGCTGTCCAGCAACAAGGAAGTGCAAGTCCTTCAGCACTAATATAGAGACTTTTAGTAGTTGCATTAGAAACTTTACATTTTATTTGAGCCGTATCGTAATACGAATCCATACTACCGTGTCTTTTGACTAGTTCGTCTTGTTGTTGTAATGCTTTGTTTAAGTATTTATTATCTGGTTTTTTAAGTTTAGTACTGTCCTGTCCTTTGCGATTCTTTGCTTGGTGCGTTTCTTTCTTATCAGTAGTTGCAGTTACAAATCGTCCTGTCTTTTTACTAACAAAACTTTCAAAGCCAATACTCTCTGCTAAGGCCCGTGCTTCGTCTACTTGATGTTGGTTGTGTTCAAATATTAAAAAGTCCCAACGTGCTTTACCGCCTGCATTAACAAAACTTCTCATACTGCGTTCAACTATACTCCAGTTAACACCTTGTCTATATAAATGGTTTGTATCTTCTAATCCGTCTACACTGAAGATAACGTGACCGTTCTTTCCAAATACATTTGCTAGTTCAATCCACCATTCTTCTTTTTGTGCACCTGCGTTGGTATTCATACTTAACCAAATGTCTGGATTGTGTTCTCTAAAGTAACGGAACACTTCTAATGTATCGGTAGCAACAATAGGATCACCTAAGTTACCACACATAAACATCGACTTTAATTGTTTAACAAAGTCGACGTTAAATATCTTTTTGCAATCTTCTAATGTAAGTTCATCTAAATTAATATGTGGATTAATTCCTTCTCCATTCATATTTCTATCACACATAGGACAAGCCGCTTGACACTTCTGTGTAATTTCTAAATGGATTGTGTCGATGTCTGTTATATTATACATTACTAATTCTGTTTCTTAAATCCGTTGTACTAAATCTGTGATCTCTTTTATTAAAGTAAAGTTCAATGTCTCTGCGTTTACAAGTATCTTTTCCTGTAAAGTCTTTATCTCTATACTCTTCTCCAAGTATTCTAACATTGATGTTTAACGTTTGCAGAATATCTTCTAAGTCTTGTTCTGTTTGATATGGAATAACTTCATCTACATATTCAACTGCTTTTAGTTGTAAGTATCTTTCAAACATTGTTTGTACTGGTTTGTTTTTTGTATCTGGTCTATCGATAGTTGGATCACTATGGAATCCTAATATTAAATAATCACATTGATTTTTAGCATCACGAAGCATAGCAACGTGCCCGGCGTGTAATAAATCAAACGTACTAAATGTTATTCCTACTTTCATAATATCGATTTCCTTCTGCATTCTTCATATACTCTCCAAGTCCACCATGTACTAATCACTATAGGTAAACCTGACCAACTACCATGCATCCACATCATTATTCCTGTGTGCAATAATTTACTGTGCCAGTAAATACTCAAGTAGTCGTACCATTTAAACATTAATGGTTTCTCTTTCCGTCAAACACACATACAAAATAACATCCGTCGTTACCTGCATGGACTCTGTGAAAGTGTCCGTCTTCAATTAATATAACATCTCCCGGAGCAACAGTGTGTTCTGTCTTTACTCCGTTAGTGTTTATTAGTTCCATTGTTCCAGAACCACTTATAAAATTGTATACTTCTTCTTGTCCTACATGAGCATGACCCGTAGTACTTTTATTGGGTTTTAAATCTGTACTGCTAACAACAAGATTGTTTAGTGTCTTGTTATCTTTAAGTAAGTAAGTGTCATTGTCTTTAATTACTTCGCCACCTATGTCTGTTACATTTAATTTCATTGCTTAACCTTATCATTATATTCAACTGCACTTCTAAGAATACTAAAGTCTAATCCTTGTTGATGAGCAGTTTTAATTATTGCAGTTGTATCTTTAGGAAAGCAATGTCCACCAAATCCTCTATCGGCTGTTACTTTACTGTGTCCTATTCCGATACGCTCGTCATCTGTAACAAACTTTCTCACTACTTCAAAGTTAATACCCAGTGCTTGACAAAGATCAAACACTTGATTAAAATAACTAACTTTGGTTGCAAGGAAACTGTTACGCATATATTTTGTTACAATTAATTCTTGTACTGTTCCTGTTTTAAATTGTAAGTCTGGCTTTAGTGGATAAAACAGGTTAATCCAAAAAATAGAATTCTCATCACTTATATACATTGTCTTTTGTGATGCAAAGTCTTGTACTGCCGTTTCAGCTCTTAGAAACTCTGGACTAAATGATATTTGTTTATTAGGATACTGATCCTTAATTACTTGCCACCCTTCTATACTAATCGTGCTTTTAATTAATACAGGAACATCTGGCGAATCACTTAATACATCTAATACATTGTTAACATTACAACTACCATCTCTGTGTTCTGGTGTGCTAACACAAATAATTAAAGCATCACAATCATTGATTGTATTTTTGTTTACTGCTGGGTCTACTATATGAGTTGAATGATTATGTTTTAAAAACATATCCATTGCCTTACCTACATATCCATATCCTGCTATTGTTATTTTCATTTTGCTATCCAATATATCCAAACCAACATAGGTATAATAATAAAGAACTGTGGAAGGAAGTTAAGTATAAGAGCCTTCTCTTTCCATTTATAGCCTACATATATCCAGCCACTTGCTCCTATCATTTGTAGTATACTGTTCCAAGGTGTAATACCTGCAACATGAAACACCATTGCTAATAAGATAAAACAAGCACTTGTATATTTTATTATTCTAACTAACATATTAATTTAACTTCTACTCCTGGACCAACTTTACTAGGCAAGTCTCCGTGTTGTTCTACATACCAATTGATAACTGCTTTATACCAGTTATGACTATTATGGTGTGCTTGTTTATTGAACTGATGAATGTTAACACTTGTTGCATCCATAGTTGCCAATGCCCTTGCACTTTCTAATTGCAGTTCTCTAATCGATAAACTATCTAATTCCATATTTCTTCTGCCCACGGATACATATCTAAAAATTTAGTATTACATTTATAATCCCAAATGTCAAGTGCATAATGTTTGAAAGTTTTTTTATCTTGTTCTGACATTGGTTTATATTCGTGTATACTTTTTTCTATAAAACTCTCCCAATTATATTTTTCAGATTTACTTCTTCTATACATTAAAAAATCTTTTTTAATAGCATTCAATTTTTTTATAGTATGTTCTCTTTTATATATAGGTATATGTCTAAAATTTTGAAAAGACGGAGTTAGGATTTCATTAAATGCTATATACATTCGTTGATCAAATTGTTCAAATTGTAATGTCCATTCTAAAAACTTATCTATAGTAAGAGTATTTAAAATACCAACACATGGAACAAGTGTTACTATTAGATTTCTTGTTTTATAGTTAAGTAATGTTTTAAAGTTCTTTTCTATAGTTTCCCATTTTGCAGGATATCGCTGATATTCAAATTCTTCTCCTACACCATCTATACTACAGTTTATAACTACACGTTCAAATTTTTGTAGTTTTTCTATTACTTTAGGTTTAATGGCTGTAACATTTGTTATAAAATCAAGATGTATATTAGTTTTATTTTCGTTTATTAATCCGTCTATAAATTTTTCTACCTCAGGCATTATAAATGGTTCACCACCTGCAAAACGTATATGTTTTAAGTTTGGACTTTTTAAAACTAAATTAAGCATATGTTCTACAGGATACGAATCGGGAACAGAGTGTCTTGAAATTGTATCTATACCTTTTTCTTTTTCTAATTCTAATCCATAATTAATCCATTGATCACTATTGTAAGTCCCACACATCTTACACTTCAAATTGCATTTGTTTGTTAAACGTAAATCTAAAAAAGATACAGTAGTATCAGACGGTTTCGAATGTTTTTGCCTTTTACTAATATTTCCAATATCTTCATAGTACCAACAAGTTTTACAAGCAGGGTGTCTTATTCCGTTGTTAAGTGCATCTCTAATTTCAGATAACGAAGAGTTAGATTTATAAAATTGTTCTATATTGTCAATAGTACTCCAGTCAAGAGAACTAAAAAACTTTCTATCTTGTATACAACATTGAGAGACTTTTCCGTCTATAGAACAAAAAAGTCCGTTGTTTGCAAGTGAGCAATATGTATTATCTAATTCCAATTCTCATATACCTTGTGTATTTGCCTAAGTCTAATTCACCTTCGTATAAAACTGTAGACATTGGCGTTTGTTCTGCAAACTCTTTTACACTGTTAACGCAATTAACGTGTTCAGGTAATTCACTGTAATTATTATTTTGCAATACAAGTAACTTGTCTTTAGGCATTTTTGCATACCACTCACTAAAGTTTTCTATATGCTCACAACTAGTATTAATAATAGTATCAGGCTCTTCTGTTACAGCATGACTCATTCTATCGTTTGCAGTACTCCAGCAACTCCAAGTATGTCCACTGTAGTCGATGTTATGCATATCTTCTGTAATTGCTTTAAACTGCCATCCTTGTTGTACCCAATGTGCATTTACTGAGTCTGCAATTTTTTCGCATTCAGGATTAATATCAAAACTTCTAATATTATAAATTTTCAATCTGTGAGGCCACTGTCTAGGTGAGCCGGCTCTGTCCGCCAACGTTTTGCCATAACCAGTTTTTAAGTTGTCATCTCCTTGGTAAGCCTTTCTTGTTCCTCTGTGTGTTAACATAGATGCTAGTATACCATACCAACCGCCTAATATAAAAACGTTTCCTAAAAGCAATCCTGCTTTTGATCCATATACAACAGGTAAGTCATCACTTCTATCTTTAACCCATAGTTCATTATTAATATCAGTTAGTACTTGTACAATCCATTGTTTGCTTTTTAATTGTCCAATACTCATAGCATCGTTAAAGTCGACATCCATATTATTCATTGTATTACTAATATCTTTGAATAAAGGATCGCTTGTTAACATATACATACGAGCAAATAAATCTTTATCGTCTTTTACTTTTAATTGTTCTTTACTCATTTTTTAAACCTTTCTTTTAACCAGTTCCAATTATTAATATTTGTATAATCTTGTTCGTACTTGCCGTACTCTGCACCTGCTATTGCACCTGCAATACTATAATCTCCAAAGTCTCCGTTGCCAACTGTGGTCCATACTTTTAATCTAGCATCATCTTCTTCGTTCTTTTGTCCAGGTATAATCTTACTAGTGAGTTTAGTACATTCTCTAAATGCCGCTTTCCAAGTATTAAAAGGATCAGTATCATAATGCACTGTACTTCCTATTACTGGATACGGAACAAACTTTGTACTAATTGCAGTTGTAAAGTCTACAACTGTTTCAACGTCAACGTCTAAGACTTTTTGTGTAGGGAATAGTTTTATTCCACTGTATCCATATACCAAGTCATTAACACTGTTACGAGCTCGGTATACATATACTGCATCCTTGCCGTACTTGTCTGGCTTCATAGATGGGTCAAAGTCTTCTGCTATTAAGTTGTCGCCTTCTATAACATAATACATTTCAGTACGAGCCATTTTTGCACAGGCTTGATGTGCATTTGGTAAGCCTTGTACTCCATGACTACGCCTTGCCCATGGAAACTTTTTCTTTACAATGTCCCAATGCTTATCAGCATTAGGCTCTTCATAACTCATAAAAATAATATCAAACATTATTCGTCACCCTCAAAGTTTTTTTGTCTTTCTTCTTTTACTGCAATATTAGTAGATATCGTTGGCGCTATTACTTCACCAGTTCTAAAATCTTCTAATGTCCGCATATTGGTAGCGGGCCAGGCTACTCGTTTACTACAAGTAGTTGAACATATTCTATAACGATCCTTAGGACCTAAGCCATGTTGTTTGGCTTCCCAACTATCTACTAAATCTTCTTTAAAGAATGGATGCTCCATTACTTCGTCCCAAGTGTGCTCATATAAGTTGTTAAAGTTTTTATCGTAGTTTAAGTCGATATGATCTCTTTGTTCGTCATTACGCATATACTTTGCACTAGTAAAATAACAACAAGGCCATAGTCTACCATCATAACTTAAATGATATTGTTTTAATTCTGTTCTCCAACGACAGTCAATTGGATCATTTGGTACTTCAGTACTATCAAGTACTTGATGATATCTTCTAATTTTTTTCATATCGCCTTTGTTCTTTAGTAAGTATTCATCTAAATTATTTAACAAAGGACTTTTATTTTCTCTTACTTTAAATTTAGTAAATCCCATAGACTTTGCTAAAACTCTTGCTTCTAATAGTTGATGTTTGTTCCACGGAAACTCTAGCATTTGCCAACTAGCTCTGCCACCTGCATCAATAAATGCTTGTGCGTTTTCCATAATCTTATCCCAACGACAATTTTTACGATACAAATGATTAGTATCTTCTAATCCGTCTATACTAAAGTGAACAGTATGGTCGCCTGGACCTCTGCCACGTGATAATAAAACTTCAGCAAACTCTTTTAAGTACTTAGGTGTACGCATACTTCCATTAGTGTGCATACCAATATAGATATCTGGTCTAATTGAAAGTAAGTGATCAGTTATGCCTATTAAGTCTTTATGTCCTAACGGATCATCGATTGTACCAGTGTACTGTACTTCTTTAATATTAGTAGCACCAGTCATAATATTTGTTATTAATTCTTTAGTTGCATACTTAGGCTTTCCTAATCCGGGTCTATTCTTCATAGGCAAGTTTTCGATGTTAACATTAACACCTTCTGTTTGAAGCCTTTTCAATTCGTTAAAGTCAATAGTGTTACGTTGACAACTACTGCATAATGCATTACATACATTACTCAGTTCAAACTGAATGCCGACTGGGTTTGGTAAGTATGCACCCATTAACTACACACCTTTACACCATATGCTTGTTCAAATCTATCTGCATCTGCTCTATCATTAACCATAGGCTCGCCTCTAATATTTAAACTTGTATTAAGTAAGATAGGACAACCTGTTAGTACATACCATTTTTCTAATAGTTCTCTAACTCCACTAGGAAAATATTCGTCTACTGTTTGTACACGACTTGTTCCATCAACGTGTATGATTGCAGGAAACTCGTCTGGCTTCTTACACTTTGCAACCACTTGCATATAAGGACTTGTTTGCATTTGTGGAGGCATTTCAAAATATTCATGAACGTGTTCTGCTAATATCATAGGAGCAAATGGTCTAAACTTTTGTCTGCGTTTAATCTCATTTACTTTGTCTTTGATTTCTGCTCCTCGAGGATCTGCTAATAAACTTCTATTACCTAATGCACGTGGACCAAACTCTGCTTTACCACTTGCAACTCCTACAATCTTATTCTTTTGTAGTTCATCAATTAAAGCATCTGTTGGATATGCACCTGGGATAGGTGTTCCTAAGAATGGAGTCTCCCAATTAAGTTTACTACCATAAGCCAATGCCGCGGCACCTAAGGCACTGCCACAGTCTCCTGGGTTAGGCATAATCCAAATGTCATCAAAGAAATTACCAAGTCCTCTATTGTATAAACAGTTAAGAGCAACTCCTCCCATGTAAACTAAATTACGGCTTTTATTAAAACCTCTAGCTCTTGCCATTACGTTATCAATAAGTTGTTCTACAACTGCTTGAGCACTTGCGGCGATATCATATTCGTTAACATCTTTTAAAAAATCTTTGTCTACACCAATGTGTAAGTTATCTTTAAATCTACCATCAGAGTCGTCGTGTAATAGTGCATCATAAATTTCTTTTTCGTGTGTAGGTTTACCCCAACCAGCCATACCCATCATAATATATTCTTCGTCTAATGGACGTAAGCCAAGTCGATGCGTTAATGCACTATAGTATAAACCAATACTGTGTGGATACTTCTGACTCCACAACTTTTTATATACTGCATTCATCTTCTCATCGTATTCGGCGTGCCATATACTAATAGTTTCCCATTCGCCAATAGCATCGATAACAACAACAGTTGCATCATTAAATGGACTAGTCTGAAATCCAGCCGCCGCATGAGTGTGATGATGTCTATAAGTATGAAGCATCGAGTCAGGCAAATAGTTCTTGTTATCAAATGTGAATTGTTTATTAAGAGCACCTCTGGTAGTCCATGTACTACTGCGATCGCCAAACATTCCTTGTCCAGCATATAGTTCTCTAGTCTTTTTTAACCAAGGTGTTTCGTAAAATCCAATAGCATCAAACTTTCCATATCCTTCTTGATATGATAATGCTTGTTTAATTATTGGTTCACACAAATCTTTGTCATGTTTTTTCTTACTGTATCTTTCACTATGTCCAGCAAAAACAATTTCGCCATCTTCAACAACAGCCAAACCTGCATCGTGAAATCCTGCACTTACTCCTAGTGTTAACATTAAGCTCGTCTCTCCAAGTCTAACGTGGCACAATGATGACCTCCACCTAGTGTACGACTATGTGTTAGTTGTACAGGTATAACTTCAAACTTTGCACGTTCTAATTTTTTAATTAATTTTGGTTGTCTAGGATCTACAATAACTGTTTTAGGATCTACACTTAAAACATTCATACCAATCCAATTACTTGCATAAGGATAATTATGAAACTCCATATCCTCTACACTGTCTACCCAAATACGTTTATGCTTCTTTAAAAATTTCGGTAATTGTGAAGGTTTAACTCTTTGTTTGTTAATTAACAATGTCGATTCATTCAACGCACATATTGTACTGTCGATGTGTGCATAAGCATAAACATCTTCCCATATGTGAACTGTATACTCAGACCCGAGTACTGTACTTAACCAAGCCGCTCCAGCCGAATTACCTGTTTGACTTTTTAAGTATAACAAGTCATTGCCAAAACGTAAAACGTTTGCGGCATCAAATATAGGAGTCTTTTCTGTAAGTTTACCATTTTCAAATACTTCGTGTACTGGTAATGCATGACGTGGAGCACTAATCCATTTAACACCAGACTTCATTGCTTCGTGTCTAATATCTCTATATGCTTCTGTTTCGTGAAACCTACTATGAAACAATACAGGAGTTTCAATTACTGTATTGCCTACTACAAGTATAACATCTCTTGGACAATAATTATAAAACCCATCTGCAAAGTATCTATATCCATGTACTGTTTGTTGAAAGTCTAATTGTCTTGGACGTAAAACTTCGACGCCTAAATCTGTTAATACTTTTTCAAATTGTCGTAGTTCATGGTCTGTTAAATCTAATATGTCTTTACTAATTGGTCCAACTGGTTGTGCAGATTCAGTCCACTTGCTATGTTTAGCAACTTCATTAAAGACATCATCATACTTTGGAAATCTTGCACCGTGAACATCTCCTAATACAACTCTTTTTAATGGATCCCATTCATTGTGCGATTCAATAATCATTTCGTGTTTCCTATTTTAAAACATTTTGTAATACTTGGATACTTCACGTGTTGTGGCATTTTTTCTTTATACTGATCCAACTTAACTATACCAACTGCCGATTGTTCTGGCGACAGATAGTAATGATATCCAATTTCTTCATATTGCTCTTTATCCCAAGGAGACACTTTTAGGTCTCTACCATCGTACCTAGAGCGAATAATCCAATCATATGCTTCTCTATTATCTAATAGTATAGCACCGCCTTTGCCAATTGTCAATGGTTTTCCATTGCCAAAGCTCAAGCATTTGAACGTTTCTGCTTCATACATATTACGTTGTAATCTTCTAGCACTGTCAAATATAGGTAATTGTCCTAATTTATATTCGCCAATCCATTTATCTTCATTGATATTAAAAGATAAATCTAAACGTTTAAGCATCATAGGAATACTTAAATATGTTTGATCAGGTATATCAATATGTGGAACACGATTTGGGTGTTTTCTTTTATACCACCTTATACATAATTCGATTGCGTGTGTGCAACAATCAGTTGTTATCACATATGGTGCTCCAGTATAATCAGCAAGACGTTTTTCAAATTCGCTTATAACATCATACGGATCATTCCAACTAACACCATAATCTTTTAACATCTCTAGGATGTCAAGATTAATAATGTCCTGTAATTTGTAAGGTGTATCTTGGTTCATAACCTATATTGCCTGCACTGTGTGGAACTCTTCCACGCCAAAGCACGGCTCCTCCTTTGTGCCAATTCATACTATATTGGTCTACTTCAAACATATGTCCTTGTTTTTTATCTTCTAAAAATACTAAACAACGTAACACATCATCACTACTTTCGATATGAAAGAGTTCTTTATATTTGTTATAGTGATCTGCGTGTGGTGGTAGTATGTCACCTGTTGTCATTTTATAGAATGTATAACCACAGTCTTTCCATTCTAAAATTTTTCCAATGTCTTTTGCCCATTGCGGAATTGCTGACTGATCATTAAACATCATACCAGTAAAGTTATCATGTGTATGTCCAGCAGTTCTCCATTTTGCTAATTGCTCTAAGTCTCCGTAGGCAACTCGTTTATAATCAAAACTTTCAAAGTCTTTTGTTTCCCATACAGGATCAAGTTCCAGTGTATGATATTCTAAAGGACTAATCTCTTGTGTTGCCATAATGTATTACTTTCACTTTTGGATCTTTGGCTGTGTATGTACGCCATGGATCGAAAACTATTGTTGCACTGTCGACATTAAAGTTATGGTCAGTTGGGTGAGTTATAACCATAACTTCAACTGCATGGTCGAAACCATTAACAATCATTCCACCCAACTTTCCAATATAGTGTTGAACTAGTAATGCATAAGATCCATCAGTGTATGCTACTCCTGGCTTATATGTATCACTCGTAAAGCAAATTTGCTTTCCATGTTTTAATATTTCTTTTGCCATACGTTCGGCTTGTACTTCTCTACTTTTGGCAATCGCGTCGAACAAGTCATATCCTAAGTCTAATCGTTCCGCTAAATGTCTTAGGGCAATATTATCTCTAGGGTGACAAGGTCCACCGTCGCCCATGCCTGCTTTCATATAAGCGGCACTGGTTATTCGGTATCCTGCATTACTTAAACTATTTGTTACAACATCAACATTCATATTCCCAACACTTTGGGCAACGTCTTGAATCATATTAACTAGACTTAACCTTGCACTAATAAATGTGTTGTAAAATATTTTTGTTGCTTCTGCTTCTTCCCATGTACCAATATTATAATGCGGATCATTCTCCATTACTGTTTTGTAAAATTTTACTAATGCTTTTGCATCAGTGTCGTTTGGTTTGTTGCCTCCAATGATAACCATATCTGGATTTACCATATCCCAAGCAACTGTACCCATAGCAATTAAGTATGGGTTATAAATTAATCTTGCTTTATCTAATAAGCCTGCGAATTCTCTTCTTGTTGTTCCTGGAAGTACTGTACTAATCAAAACAACAATAGTATCTTCTGTTGCGTATTTGTTAATTTCTTTTAAACATTCTTTAACAGGATCTAAACCAAAGTCTTTGTTTGGTAAATGTGTTATAGGAGTTTCTCCACCATAGTCTTTATGGTGTGGAGTTTGTACTGCAACAAAGACAAAGTCCTGTCCTACTACTGCTTCTTTTGGTGTCTTAGACACTCGTACAAGCCCACTAAAGCGTTCTTCTTTGTCATACCCTGTAACTGTATGTCCTTTTTTAACTAGCATCTCAGAACTAATCATTCCAAGTTTTCCTAAACCAAACCAGCCTATTTTCATAATTCTAATACCTTTGTGATATGTTTTCTAATCTCACCTGTTCTAATTAAGTTGCGATTGTGTATAAGGATTGGTCTCATATGTTTCTTTATTGTTTCTAATTCTTTATATGATTGATTACTAATGTCGATAATAATATCAAATACTTTATCCATTCTTTTAATAGGATCAACTTCCTCATCGTAACTTTCATCCCAAAACTCGTGGAATGTTTTTGCTCCCCAATGCTTTAACAAGTCTAAACTATGTACACCTGCTAACAATAATACAGGTGAACCTTGCTTCATAGGGTTTAATGTTTTTTCACTTATTTGTCCCCAGGGGTATTCGTAATTTGTTTCACATACCAGACTAGCAAACGAGTTCCAATAAGTATCTTCTAACGGATCAGAAGTAGTAATATTATTTATGGCTCCTACTTGTGGGCTCATATAATCTTTCATGCTTACTACTTGACATTCAGTATCTTCTTTTGTTAACGGTAAATGAGTCATAAGGTCTTTACAACCTTTGCTATAAGATTCAAAATGTTTACTGTTGTTTAATGGAAATTTTAAAAGTACATCATCTGTTTTATGATAATGCGTAATAACACTGTCCTTTGGCATTGTGTTATATAAGAAACTAACAGCCGCGTGTCTATGCTGATCCCAGCGATATGTAAAACAGTTTATTTTATGATTAATTTCTTCTGGTAGACCATTGCTAGGTTCTCTGTTATAATGACAAGCACCTAAACTAAAAGTGTCTAATGGGTAAATTGCCCAGTCGGAATACTTTGTGTTTTGTAATTGCTCTAACATACGATACTCATTTGTAAATATTTTAAACTTACAGTTGTGTTTATTACACCAGTTTTGTATCATATCGAATTCATTGATGCTACAATCTTCTTGTATTAACCCGTCTGGGCAACTATACCTGGAGTGATTTTGCCATACTGATAATACTTCGTACAAAAAGAAATATACTGTCGTATGGTCTACAAAGTTAATACTTGAATCTGACCAAGATTCGAACCATTCACACGGACCGTCAAATATAAAATAAGGGGTTTTGATTTCTAAACTTTGGAGTGATTCTGCTGTTTTTCGAAATCTTCCACGTGTGTCACTAAATTTAGTGATGGTTGACGTTGCATCAACTACAGAGTGGTTTATTGCTTTGTTAATATTATTTATGTAAATTGAGTTAAATTGCATCGAACCAAGCCATATATTCGGGAAAAACTTCGCTAAAAATGGTACTTCTACGTTTATCGAGCTCTTTAGTATATACTTTAAAGTTCTGCTTATGATTATTACTATCTACTGTTTGTTGACTTCTCCAGTATTCAATAATACGTTCTAGTTTAGCAGTTTCACTATTATGCATTAACTCTACAATTTCCATCTGTTTCATATACTCAACTGTATTAGTCATGTATTCTTCAAATGTTTTATCTAGTATTTTAACATCCATCATCTCAGGATATCTTAAAAAAGGTATGTCAATGTACATACAATCTCTACCGTATTGTTTTCTTATTTCAACTAAATCTTTTAGGAAGTCTTTGAATGATGTTACACTTAATGCATTGTAGGTACACATGAATGTAACTACAAACCTGTCTTCATTTTTAAATTCTTCTAATACACGTTTTACATTTTTTATAAACTTGTTATAATCTAAACCATTTCTAATATACTCTGCTTTATTACCAAATGCTTCTGCACTTGTGTAAACTTCTAGTTTACGAACTTTGCCACTTGCTAATACTTTCTTTGCTTGATTAATAAACTTATCGAATAGTTTGTCCTCAACACAAAAGTTACTATTAATACCTAACAGTAAATCTTTATTTGGTTTATCTGTTTCAATGATCCAGTCCATCATTTTAAATGTGTTCTTGTTCATAAGTGGCTCGCCACCTGTAACACGGAACGTATGCAATGCTGGATACAACTCAGGCCACCATTCCCAAAATGCTTCTACATATGGATTGTGTTCTCTTTCTGGTATAGGCATTCTGCCTCTACGTTCTGTCCATGTTATGTCGTTGTAATTATCTGAAGTGCTAAAGCCTCCATGTTGTTTTACTTCTTGCATCCACGCACTACTAATAGCAGGACTACAATACATACATTTAAAATTACAAGCATAACCAAAACTTACTTCTACATAACTTGGTTGAAAGTTTGTACTCCAATCATTATTTTTAATTGTATCAAAGTGTTTGTTACTCCAACTAAATGCACTCTTTAAATGTCTGTCACTTAAAGCATTTGGATCTGCATCTTCAACTCTCCAACAGTAGTCACATTCTTTAGGTCTACCACCTTCAAGCATTTCTTTACGTTGTTGTTTTTTATATATAGAGTTGTGTAATGAACTAGGGTCTAGTTTAATTTCGTCAACTGGTACTTGGTGTACCGGTGGGTGATGACAACTATGTGCAGTTCCATTTTGTAAGTTAAGTGTAAGTTGTGTCCACTTTGCTAAACAGAATCCAGGACCTACTGCATTCAGTTTGGCTTTCATTTCATGCGGATCTGTTCCGGTAAAACTCATTACGAATAATCTTCTTTAAGTATATCCCAAGTATCATAAGGCCCTTTGACTTGATGCCATTTATCTCCAGGGTTTGTCATTTTGTCTGCTAATGGTTTATCGTTTCCATTAATGTGAATTCTGTCTCCAAAGAATATCATTGGTGTTCCAATAATATCATATACTTGTGCTTTGTTCTTTCCTTTTAGATGAATATCTATACTAGTGTTACCACCTAGTTCTGCTTCAAAGCCTGGGAAAGTTTCGTTAAACATTTCACAAATACTAACACGTTCATTATTTACTTTGTCCCATTCATAATAATCATCACGTTGTTGCCCTACGGCATTTCTTCCTACAGTACTAAAGTTTATTAACCCTGTACGTTTTTCAATATGAAGTCCATACTTGTGTTTATATTTACTGAAGTCTACTTGTTGTTCTAACCATGTGTCCATATCTTCTGGAGCATTAAGGTTACTACTCGAAACTTCAATACCATTACGCCATACACTGTTACCTGCACATTGAAATACCATTGTACAGTTGTCTACGATCTCGTGTCCTATTTGTTCTATTGTTTTAGGTCTATCACTACCTGTAACAATAAAGACACTTTTGTTTTTCATCCAGTTTAAGAACCAGAGTCTAAAGTCAACAGGAATTACTTGCCTACTTTCAGACAAGGTTCCATCTACGTCAAATACATAATTTACACGGTCCAACTTTTCAACTGCTCCTTTGTTGGTTTCATTGGTTCAAGTTTTTCTATCTTACCACCCTTCTCTAAAAACTTTTTCATTCGTTCATCTAGTTTTCTTTGAAGTTCAGCAGGTTCTGGTTTTGTATAATCTTTTTGTTTATTATCTATCATTGTGTTACACTGTCTATTGCTTTTCTTAATTTTAATGCTCCGGCTTTCATACCGTCTGGGTGTTCGTGAATTGCTCCACCAACATTTGCCATATAGTCAACACCAAAGCGTCTTGTTATTTCTGGAATAAGTTCTGCTGTCATGCCACAACTTAAAGCAGGCACTACATTGTTTCCACTTAACATATGCATTGTGCTTCGAAGTTCATTTTCATCATCACTTAAATATCCGCCCCACATACCTGTATGGATTGTATCCACTCCACAGATACTTGCTAACTTACATAACACATACCAACTAATACGATATGCATTCTTTGTACTGCTTATTACTTTGTCGCCTGACTTCTGATAATGTATATACAAAGGTAAGTTTAATTTGTTAATACTCTTATAAGATCCGTGCCCACTCCAGAAGTTAACGTGTACTCCATTACCTCCGCCATCTGCAACCATTTTGGCTCTATCTAGCAAGTACAAAGGATCACTATTAATACAATAGCAATACACAACGTTTGTTCCTGCTAACACCCGCTGTATGACGTCTATGCGAGTCTTAAGGGGTAAACAAGCCGGGTTTGCCATTATCTCATCTTCTTTGATAAAGTCAACTCCGCCTTCTACAAATGCAGTAACAATTTCGACTAATGCTTGTTCTGTTAGTCCTGTCTTGGGTTTAACAATACTACCTAGCAATGGCTTGTTGTAATTGCCTGTAAGTTTTCTAAATCCTGATAATCCGTAACGTGGTGCAACTGCATCACATAATGAAAAATCGATATCTAAATCTAATAGTTCACATCTGTGAATATAATCGATGTCCATTTGTCCACCCATTAACACACAAAGTAATTGTGCTATTCCATCAGTTTCCCAGTCAATAATTCTATAGGGCCAAGCAATTTTAACTATGCCTGTGTTCTTTCCTATAAAGTCTGCTGGCTTTCCAATAATCTTTGCTGAGTATTGTTCAATCAACTCTGGTGTTTCATATTCATTTCTTACACTAGGGTTACCTACACTTTGCCCGACTGCTAATCCAAATGCCGCCTTGTTTAAGTCGTTACCTTCTAGTTTGTATGTTACTGTAAAGTATTCCTTGGGATCTACTTCACTCACGTATATATCAAGCATAATGTATTGTACCTTCTTTATTCTTTAATGTCAAACATATATTTGTCATCTGTGTCACAAATATCTCTAACTACTGTTAATTCTACATCGGTTAAGTATTCAACTTGACTAACTTCATATGGGTATAATATAAAAATGTCGCCTTCGCTAAATATTTCTCCGTTAATTTTTACTTTTCCTTTTCGCATACAGTTGATCTCTGTACCTTTTTTATGAAAGTGATCCTGATGGAATTCACCTTTTTTGTGTCTGTGAATACCAACTTCAAAGTTTGCCTTAAAAGCCGTAGGTTCAAAGTTACCTACAAACCATCCACCTTTCATATCATCTAATTTAAATTTCTTCATTTATGTTCCTCTAACAAGTTATATTCATATAACTCTTTTGGTGTATTAACTATAAGCATATCAGGATCGTGTACATCCATAAACTTAACTTCGTTAACGTAAACTTTACACATATCAGTTAGTTCAGGATAGTCTAATATTAATTCATTATCTAATATTACAGTATCAAAGTTTCCTACTTCAAGTGTTCTTTGTAAAACACTTCTGCCATTACAGGCAACAACTGCGATTGGGTAATCCCAACCTATCCACTTATCGTTTGATACAGATAGTTTGCCCATCCTTTATGTCCTTCATCTAATGTGTGTCCACCTGTGCCACAGGGCCAGCCTTGACTTTTTGTCATGTCAATAAAACTTGGCATAATGTAATTAACATCTTTAAGCCATTCGCTGTCTGGTTCGTCAAGTGCAAACGTTTGTATTAATTTTACTTTTAAACTTTTTGCAATTTGTTGTAAGTTCCACATACGTTCAAACTGCATTTGTTTTCTACTTTCAGTTCCTAGTGTTGTTGTATACGGTTTGTGCATTTTATTAATTGTATTAACTAACATAGGATCTAAATTCATTTCATCGTTGCCTGGTATATGTCCTGGTATGTTATAACATACATTATGATAAGGTATATACTTTGCACCTTGCCAATCCACTGGTAACTCATCACGTTCAAACGTTGTCCAACAAACAACAACAAGCAATTCTGCACCTGGATGTTTATTACACCATTCACGCATAAAACGTATTGTGCGTCTTGCTATTCTGCTCCCACTTGTTCCACGCATTGCTTCATTTACAACCGCTGGTATACTTAACTTATCTGCAAGTAGTTTGGGCCAACTGTTACGCAATCTGTATGTAGGTGTGTCATCATTATAAGGTAATCCTAATTCATCACCTTCGGTCCAACTATCACCATTTGCATACAAACATTTAATCATCCACGCCACCATTTGTTATGATAGTTAGATAAATCTTCTGGAGTACCAACCGGGCTAAAGTTCTTTGCTTCTACCTCATATGGTTTAACAATATTATTTTTAAGTGTGTAATTATACACTGGTGCTAGATAAAATTCGTTATTGTGTCTATCATTGTTTTCAATCATTTGTTCAGCACCTTCAACAAATAAACTTCCTTTGCTCCAATGGTATAAACCAACAGTAGCCATATTACTAATTGCAACTTTCTCTGCCGCTTCTGTTATGTGCCCGTCGTCATTAATCTTAACAAAACTATGTTTATTATGATTATGTGGGTAGGTCATTACCCAACTCACGTGGGGCTCAAGTTTACATTTTTCTAAAAACATTTCGCTATCCCAATGTAACACTTGATCACTGTTAATACTAATTAAAGGTTCGTCGTTGTTTATAAATTCTTTTGCTTTTAATAAACTACAAGCGGCACCATCTGTAAGATGATCTAGTGCAACAATATTAACATTGTCTGCAAAACTTTCTAAATGTTCTTTAAGCCATGGATAATCAACAAGATGTTCTTGTTGAACTACGAATGTATAGTTACCAGCAATACCTAAACTATCAACAGCACTTTGTATCATTGTGGTGCCACCAACTCTTACTAGAGGTTTAGGAACAGTATATCCTGCATCTTTGAATCTACTGCCGGCTCCTGCCATTCCAATTATAATATTCATCGATTTCCTACTTATATATGTATGGGTCTTTTTTCTTAATCTCTTTTAATTTTTTTCTGTAAGCACGTTCAAGTTTAATTCGATAAACTATGTCACCAAACCAACGTTTAATTTTTTTTAGTATATACATTTTATGAGTTCCATATTGTTTACTGTTGCAAGTGAGCAACAATAGTTTTTGCTAATTTTTTATGTCCTAATTCATTAGGGTGTCTTCCGGGAGCCCTTACGTCTTCAAGGTGTTCGTATTCCATTAATTGTCTATTGAAACTAATGGGATATGGGGATATTGCATCTAACCATTTTTCATTTGCTTCGGGTCTACCTAGTACAAATTCTGGATTGTCTAAAGCATATGTTTGTAATAATCTAACTCCTAAATTATCACAGGCTTGCTTCAACAACCATTGTAAGTTAAAGAACTTATAACTATTTACCTTACTACTGTTCAGCATAGTACGATTCATGTGATAATCTAACATTAATTTATCAGTTACATTTGGTTTAGAATTCATAAGCATACTTGTATATTCAATATCTAATGATTCCCAATCGGTATATCCGTTATTGTGTTCTCTTTTAACTGCAACTGGAAGTTCAAATCTTTCATATGTAGTCCATGCAACAATTACTAAAAGTTCCTCTGGGTTACCTTTATAGTTTCTAATATAGTCTATAGTCTTTCGAAATATTCTATCATTACTTCCGCCACCTTGTGCTTCGTTAACTAGTTGTGGTATTTTTAATTCTTGTGCAACGTGCCAGGGCCAAGTATTATAAAACTTGTATGTAAGATGATCTGTATTATCATCTTTTAACTCTTGTCCAAAAGTCCAACTATCACCGTTTGCATATAAAGTTTTAATCATCTAATAACCTCTTACACATTTTTGCTATATTATTTTGAAACTCGGGTCCACTATGCATATGATCTCTAGCAAGTAAAGTTAAGTCATTTTTTATATCAGAATAATGTAATGGAAATTCTAAATTTTGTAAATGGTCAAAAGGGCACCAAGTTATATTTAAAACAGGAACACCTAAAGACTGCCATACATTATTAAAACCTAAGTACCAAGCAATATTATTCATATGTATTTCACCATCTGATGTTATATAATACTTCCACCAATCATCTTCTTTGCCGTTAGAAACATCTAAACTAATTTTATCGTTATTATAAGTTCCCCAACTTTTTCTATTTGCTTCGGGCCATTGTACTATAACTTGTTTTGGTAATGGTAGTTTATGCTGTTTCCATAATAAACTATTATAGTAAATTACATCTAACCCTGTTCCGGATTTGCCTGCATTATAATAATCCATCTTTAGTAGTTTAGCAAGTTTATAAGGCCACGTTTGGTAGTCATGTAAGCCTGTACCTTCTGTGAAACTACATCCAAACGTTAATATAAAATCTTTATCTAATTGATCAACTTCTTTTGATCTATAACCAAAACTATTGAATTCATATTTAATACTAACTTCGGACCAACGCCAATTTTGTAATTTTTTTAAATTATTACTGTAAAACTCTTTACTATCACTACTGTACCATTCTAAGGATTTACTAGCAACACTAGTATCTAACATTTGTGGATAACTAGGGTGATAACTTAATGAGGCCATTGTGCATCTACTTTAGGTTTAATAATTTCAAACACTTGCCTATGTCCTTCGTAGTCACAATGTCCTGTGTTCCTTTTGTCAGGATACTCTCTACTAAAATAACCCCAATCAACATTTGCATAATTTACTTCAGGTAGCAGTCTTTCAAAGTCTGGCTGGTGTCCCATAAAAACGTGTGGTATATTATTTGTTTTCATTAGCAAGTGTGCTGATGTTAAAATACCAATGTCATACTCATTTTTAATATCAAATGAGAAAAAGTCTGCTACCCAATTCTGTAATACTCTTAAACGTGCATCTGGCTCGTGTCTTTCAAACTGTGCCCAATGTGCCTTAACATCTCTATCAAAGAAACTATCTAAATTTTGTAGTGTTTCACTTTGCATACTATTATCAGTTGTAACTGGAATAGGTCTTCGAAACTCTGCTGGTGTGTATTTGTCATACGGCGGATAGTCTTCATAATTTAAATGTTCAATTGTTGGTTCTGTTCCCATAGGTTTATCTTGTCCAGGTTTAAACCAAACAGTTCTTGCCGCATTTGTCATACTAATAATAACGAAAGGTTTGTAATTACCTACTGTCATTCTTTCAACTGCGTGTTTTACTTGCAACCAAATAGTGAAGTTACAACATCCACTTCTACCAATTACTTTTTGTTCTACACCTTTGTATTCGGCAGTAAGTCCACCAAAACTTTTCTCAAAACAATCATGGTCAGGTAATCCACTACCATTACTAAAACTATCACCGCACGTTATAATTAAATTTCGCATATGTTATTCTCTCTAATATATCTATTAAGTTCTCTTGCCCAAAGCATATGTCCATATTTGTTTGGGTGCATACCTGATATAACTTTTGTATTATACTCAGTTTCATCTTGACTTGTAATATATCCATGAAAACTATGTGGTGCTTCTGTTTTACCGTAGAATCTTTTGCTGTCTACTTGTTCCCATAACCAACCATCGTTTTGTCCGTTATAATGAAAGTTCCAACGTGGGTCAGCATTGCCTACAGTCATCTTTTCTGTTTCACTATTAACATAATTCTTATCTTGCCATTGTGCTATTTGTGTTTCATCTACATTATAAAATGCTTGAAAGAACAAGTAGTTAATCTTATGTACTTTAAAAAAGTTTTCTAATTGTAGTACTTGTTGTACATATCGATTAACATACTCTTCTTTATTCCATAAGTACATTCTGTAGTTATCAAAGAAGGGTTGCATACCTCTTTGCATATACGGATGGTTAGTTTGATTGGGCCATATAGTAGTCCAGCCAGAGCCGTTACGTTCGTCTACAGGATCCTTATAGTAAAAGTCCTTACGTTCAGGACTAGTTAAGCCAACTATGACAAACAAATTGTTTTCACAGTCTATATCAGGCTTAATATAATTTTCAGTAATCCAACTTAATGTTGTTCTTACAATTCTATCATTACTTGCGGCAGGATAAGATATGTTTGTTAAGTCATCTGCTTTAATCATATCCTTTAACATAGTGGGCCAAATTTTAGGAATGCGATATGCATTGTTCTCTGGATCCCAATCACTTACAGTGTCTGGTAAAGCAGGATCTCTAATCTCACTGCCAAATGTCCAACTATCTCCTGTTGTTAATAAGTGCATTAATAAGCCGCCTTTATCTCTTCAAATTGTGTACTTGGATCTAAATCTTCTACACTAGTTCTCCAAAGTGTTTCCATTAATTGTGGAACAATTTGTATCATTTTAATATTTCTTTTTTGTGCTTGTTGATATATTAATGTTCCAGGACTTAACATACTATCTCCTGGATCTGTAGTATAACCACCTTGTAGTTTTAATGCTAATGGATAAGTTTCCCAATTATAATAACGATATGAATCACAAGCAATATCCATACTAGGACTATCACCCCAGAATATAATATCACTTAATCCGTGTTTACCAAAGTCGTTTGGTACTAAACCTCTGTTACCAATACTATAGTATATACTTCTTTCTTCAATAGGTCTCGGACCAAATGTTTTTCCATCTGGTGTTAGCATATCATATCTGCATTTAATTACTTTATCATATCTAAAATTATTCTTTACTTCAACTTCACGTTTCATAAAGTTTGATTTTTGTATACTGTAAAGCATATTACCAAACGGGCCTGCATGATTAATTGAAGTTTGATAATCTAGTTTAATTAAATTATGTACACTATCATTAATAGTTTCTTCTAATATTTTGTAGTCATCTAATTTATGTAACTTGTCACCTGAGGTTGTCCAAGTATGACAATAAATGTCTGCTGGTGTATCTCTAAAGTAATCCATTAAACGTGGCATAGCAACTTTAAAAGTTCTAAGTTCACCACTAAAACATATTGCAGTATTAGAGTGTTTCATAATCGCCTCCTCCTGTCATATGTTCTTGTTTAGGTCTTACTAGTTTAATTGGGGGATATATTTGTTCTAAGTTTAAGTTACATTCTTTTAAGTAATACATAAAAACGTGTTCAGGTCCATAATGTAATTTCTCTGGCATTTCAAAAAACTCTATTGGGTGTCTATGAAAGTGACTATAAAAATCACAAGCAATATCATAAACATCTGTTGGTCCTTGCCAATACAAATCTCCACAACGACTTCTGTGATTGCCTTCTTCAAATCCTAAATGTATAACTTGTAACGTATCTTTCTTAGGTTCAGGTACTTGCCAATCTTCGTCAAACATAGTGTCCCAACGTAATCTAACAACTAAATCAAAGTTACTATTGTTCTCTATTTCAAATTTCTTTTTTAAATGTGATGCTACCATTACACCATAAAACTGACTTTGGTAATTAACATCATGTAATGCTTGGTCTAAACCTGGTGTGAATTCAATTTGTTTTTGTGATACTATTTCTAGTCCAGGTAATTCTCTACGAAGTTCTTGTATCTCAGTATTAGGAACTTCTTCTATGTCATCGATACCTTTAGTTACTTTAACAAAGTTTGGTGCACTACGAGTATTCCATGTATGTCCAAAGTAATGTACTTCGTGTTCTTTAAATATATCTTTCCAAGTTGGTAAACATTTACGCCAACTCTGTCTTAATTGTCCACTTAAACAAATTGCTATTTTCATAATGTTATCCTTTTAAAACCAGTTCCAAACTCCACGTATTGCTAAACACAGATACATAAGTTCCATTAGTGCTCTGGGTATATCTTTATCTTTGTAACCCATGTATACCCAAATACTACAACTGAATAATGCAACTGTCCACCCTAGCCATTGTAGTTCTTCGTTACCACTTGATAATATAAATGCACTTATCATTGCTAGGATAAAACCTAGCCACCTAAATCCATCCAGTTTTTCGTAAAAGCGAATTTTCATAATTGCTTACCCAATCAGAGCAAATACCAAAGCAACCCTCAGGGACGGTATCTTTCTCATTTTGCAAACATATAACACTTTTAGATGTTACTTGTTTGTAAGGGTATGTCCAAATATACCCTTTACTTGTTAATGTTCTTTCATCTTGTTCATGCCAAAAGCAATGTATGTAATTAAATAACATAAATTCTAATGCTTCTAAATTTTTTGCATGATTCCAAAATGCATTGTTGCTTATAAAATTTTGTGTAACAGGGTATGTAGGTTTATCGTGTCCTAGCCATAACCGTTCATTAACAAACCACACATCGACTTCGCAGTCAAAACCTTTGTCAACTGCGTTAAGTAAATACTCAGGATCATTTTCCCTCTCAGGTTTAGGACCTGCTGTATTTCCTCTATGTGCGATTAGTTTCATCTTCTTTTCTTATACTCCAAGTTTTATTGTCAAGTTCTTCCCAAATAAGATTATCACCTACGTCCCATCCTACTTGATCTAAACACCCAGGAGGAAATTCTAAAAACAGTTCTTTTGTTTTGCCATTCTCTTGTATTTCTACTGTCCAACTGTTTGTTCCTGTTTGTTTATATTTCATTATTTCTTCCTATCTGCTTCTTGCTCTGTAATCATTACACCATAACGTTTTGGATTTTGGTATACACTTTTAAACCATATACTACCTTGTGCATCTAAATCTGCAACTCTGTAATGAAGTTCATCTCTTAATCTATCACCATAGTGTTGCAATTTTTTCAAACGATCTTTAGGATTTGAATATACTTTTGTTTTCTCTCGTACAAAAGGTTGCATAAAACTATAGTCGGCAATTTGTGTATGATCCCATCCATCTAGATTTATTTTCGCAACTGCTTCTCTGGCTCCTAATATTGCCCAATCACCATTTGGAACATCCATACCAACACTACACCAAATACTAAGGCGTTGCATATTTTTAATATGATTCTGTGTTAAGAATTTATTTTTAGGAGGAAGTATACCTTTATCTAAACTCATTTTAACACCTTCTCTAAAGCCGCCTCTGTATGCTTGTTCTGGTGTTGCGTTAATAACGACATCACTAAATGTATCTGCCATTTGGAAGTATGTGTGCATCCAACAAAAGTCTACACTATGAGCACCATCTTCACTTTGGTCATTCTCATGACTATTCATATTCTCAATAACGTGTTTGGGCCATAGTTTAAGTCCGCCATTACCGTATGCTAAACTATTAACAATGTTATGTCCACACCAACTAAAGATATAATCGCCTTGTTCTTCTTCGTCAATCTCAATAGTTTGTTTAAAAAAATCTTTATGTACAACATTGTCTCCGTCTACTGTAACTAATCTTCTTTTAGTTGCAATCCTGCCTGCTTCATTGTGTGCCGCGTCGAACCCAGTAAAGCCGTCGACACGTTTAGCCCATGGACACTTGCTTAACAAGTCTGCCCAATTCTTTTCTTTGTTTGGTTCATCGTAACTAATGTAAACTACATCAAAGTCACTAATTGGATAAGTCTGTTTCATTTTCTATTTCCTTATAAGCCATAAACACATTTACATCATCTTCTGTAAGTATTTCACAACTATTGATTTTTTTATATTCCTTAATATGATATTCTAATTCTTGCTTATGTTGTACATTTATTTCAGCAAGTGATAGCATATAATTTCCTTTTGGTACTACCCACATTTTTCTTTTAGAAGGTAAACTACTTCTTACATTAATTTTTAATTTTCTTGTTTCTTTATTAAAAAGTAATGTTACAAGTCTTTCAGGATTCCATAAAGACGGATCTAATTTATGTAACATTGAATTGTTTCGAACAGCATTGCTACTAATGTCAACAATCTTTACAGGGTCTGAATCTTTATCAATAATGTAATTGTTTAAATTAACATCTTGCATTTTTAAAAATTCTTCTTTAGTAATGTTTGTTACTAGATCATCTTTAAATTCTTCTTGTTGATTTGCCGACATTGATAATATTTTACCAAATATATCGTAATAAAGAAAAAACTGTTGTTCTTCTTTATCTCTTTTTAGAGAACCAAAATGTTCTTGCATCATTTGATTAAATTCTAAATCGCTAAATTCTGACATTATACTCCTGCTTGTTTCTCTAAAGTTTTAATTAATTCATCTGTACACCATGACTTAACACAATAATGTACTGGCTTTGTTTGATAGTAGTTATTAATCCACAAGCCTTCTTCATTATATTGTCCGTCTAAATAATCTGTCCAGTCTGTATCACTAACTGTATAATCTAATAATCCTTGACATTTACTTTTCATATGTACAAAACTAAAAGATTGTGGAGGTGTTACTTTATTTTCCCAACCCAATAATCTAATTGCCATTCCATAAACTTCATCAGTATAAGCAACGTCATTAGTATTAATTCTCATAAACTCGTTTGAATACTTTTCCCAATCCCTATAGATATCTTCTACTTGTAAATAAAACAATAATGCTTCTTTACTTTTTCTAAAGTACGTTAATGCACTGTAGGCATTATAAAATTGATTTTCAGAAAATCCTCGTCTGTAATAAGTATCATCACCAACTACATCTCTAAACGTGTGTATTTTATTACAAACTCCAATTGGAAAATTTCTGGCTTTCATTATTTCCCAATAGTAGTTTACGTCTGTTGTAAAAAGCATATCAGCATCGAGTTTAATAGTTTCGTCATATGGTGTCATATGATAAACTTTCCACTCATTTTGTAACTTCCAGTTATGCATTATTGCTTCGTCTGTCCAGGGGATAATTTTAACATCAAAGACGTCTAAATAATGCTTGGGTAATTTTTCTAAATCTTCTTCAGTCATACCCACTGTTAAATCACTTGGCCCTTTTGTTTGACTTGCTTTCAAACTCAATGCTAGTGCATATGCCATTCGGGGATAGTCCCCAAATTTCTTACTGTATTGTGCAAATGTAAAATATCCTTTGCTCATGAATAAATCTCCATAAACTTATCATAATGTTTTTCTAAAGATTGTTTGTTGAGCATATGTACGTTTGTGTCTTTAAGTAATACAGGAATAGTTTCTGTTTCTAAAATTATACTTCCTTTTTTAACATCTAATATATTTTCCATTCCAAAACTATTAATTTGTCTAATGGGTAAAGGTTTAATATAATCATCTCTAAAACCTCCAATTATATGACTTGCAATCGCGGCTGTTATATCATTACGAAAGTATTGATAAGGAATTCTAAATGTCTTTTTATAAAAGTCATAATGTTCTCTTACATACTTTGCAATGTCAAACCATTCTTTAGTTTCTTCACACTTGCGAAAGTACATAACTGTGAACCAGTGTACTTTGCTAAATCCGTCTTGTACAACAAGTTCATAAACGTGTTGTTGATGTTTGGCAGGAATTCTTGTATGTGTATTCATAAGCATGGGTTCTTTGTTTCCCCATACAGTGTTTAACACATCATTTTGTATTAAGTAATCACTATCAATTAATATTGTCTCATCGAACGGAGACAAATCATATGCAGTAAGTCTGTCAAGATTATGCCATTGTACAGGAGTAAATTTTCCATCCACGTACATTGGTCTTAAATTTATTTCTTCTACTTTTGCTTTCCAATCAATAATGACATCAAATAATGATAAATCTTCTTCGCATTCATCTAAAGGTGTTACTATTGCAACGGGTACATTTAGATAGTGCTTGGCAAGTACTGCCGACACTTTTGCTTGTTTTATATAATTAAAGTCTTTATTGTTTTTTGCAAAGAGAAGAATACCTTTATTCTTCGTTGAAGTCATATTGAACTAACTCTTCGATTGTCCTTGCTTGCCTTAATCGTCTTATCTCTGCTAGTGCATTGTTCTGCTCTTGAGCATACTTCTTCATGCAACTATCTTTGAATTCTTTTACATTTGTAATTTCGGTTGGATTTCCGTTGATGTCGTCTATAACAGCGGAGTCATATTCGCAACGGTGTAAATGATCTAAGTGGTTTAAAAGTTCACTGTTGATATAAAAAAGTCCGCCAAGATGACCAACCGTGAGCTTCTCTTTGATTAATTCTTTAAGAAGGTTTAATTGATTTTGTTGAACTGCTATATATTTTGATTTGTCAAAAATCGTTTCTAAGTCTTGCATTTTTTTTCCTATTAAAATAGTAGAGTAATTGTCTTACTCTACTATTTTATATGATAGGGGGATAAATGTCAATCTAAATATTTAATATTTAGAATCCAGATACTTGTGTGTTTGATGGTGTAGCAGGAGCATATACTGTACTCTTTCTAAACCCAACACTTACGGCTGTTCCAGTTGCTACGGTATCCGCAGTACTTGGAGCAATCGCTGTAGATTGGTCAACTAAACTAATGTTAAAGTAAATTCTATGATTAGTTTCGTCAATCTTTGCTTGAACTGTCATATCGTTGGCACCGTATGCACCACCACCAATGTTAGTACCAGTGAAAATGTTTTGGTAAGTACCAGACAATGATGTGTAACCAAATGCGGCTAAAGTACCACTACTACCTGTTCTTGTAGTTGCAGTTTTGCCTAATTTTAGTGTACCAACTTTATTGTTAAAAATGTCTCTCCAGTCATTATCTTGTGCTGTTGAACCACTTGCGTGTTGGAAAGTTAAGTGGATTTCGCCACCTGTGTTAAAGAAACCATCTAAAGCCGCCTGTGAAGCGAACTGTGAATAAATTTCTGCATCAATAGTTTCACTACCGCCTGTACCCCATGTACTGCCTCTTGAAGAAACAGCCGAGCCAGCCACTGTAGTTTGTTGTGCGGCATCAACGTTATTAGCATTTGTACTAATATCTGATACTGCTGATGATAAGTTTAATGTACCTGAACCCGATGTTGAACCATCTAATGCTTCAATCGTGTCACTTGTACTTGGGTTACTACCAATGTTAATTGTAGTACCTTGGTGTGTTGCGGCATTTGTTACCGCTGTCATTAATGTCGCCCATGAACTTGCACTAACAGTTGCCGAAGCAGATACTGTTGATAGTGAAGTCTGACCGTAGCCTGAGCCACTTCTATAAGAAGCACTGTTACCAATTACGGTATTAACAGTACTTACGAACGAGTTGTAGTCTGCGGCTAAAATTGTATTGCCTGAACTATATGTCATTTATATTCCCCTATATTCGAATAGTTGTTTTTAGTTTACTTTAACGAAGCACATTACTGAACCTTCGTCTTCTGTATATTTATTTTCTAATGCTCTACCAATAGTATTGAAAGCATTAATTTCACTTGAAGAACCTGCTCTTGCAACTCCGTTACCTGCACTAATTAAACGATCGCCTTTGTTCACAGTACCGACTACCATTACCGGAACACGACCTTGAATAGCAACTGCTGGATGAGTTTCCTCACTACCTGCTCCTGCATTCATTAAATATGCTGGTCTAGTTGAGATAACGCCAAAAACTTTACTTGAAGCCTCTTCGTTAACTCTTGTAATTTCTTCTACTCCGCCTAGTGCTACTACTGTACCTGGAGCATAAGTGTTGTCAGAAGCAAAACGCTCTGCCAAGTCAGCATATTGAGCCGATGTACTTTCTCCATGAAATGTAGTTGCGTGTATTTGAGCATACTTGGTTCCACTGGAACCTAAGTTTCTTGTATTGTTTGCATCTGGTAATAAATTACCTGCTAATGCAACACTACCGTCACTTGCTAATGTACCGGACGAACCTAATACACCATCAACATATGCTTTAGTGGCTACACCTAATGTTTGTGTAGGTGCACCTAACACTAATACTTCACCCGTTGCGCCATCGATAGTTAATGCACTTTTTGGAGTACCACCATCGTTAACACCGAGAATTAAATCTCCGTCTGATGTATTATTTTTAATTGTAACATCATTAGTTGCGATTGTCAATGTTAAATCATTATCAGCACCAACTGTTACACCACCATCGTTAAGAACACCTAGTGTTCCACTTGTTGTGTCGTTAGCATCTGAACGCAAATAACTTGTTGCGGCTTGTCCACCTAATGAATCTGAATCAGTGGCTGTGCCGTTTAATTTGTTGTTTGTAACACCAGTACTTAAATTGTACCCTGGTGCAATACTTGAAAATCCTGTTATAGTTGGACTTGGTGTAAATGCTGTATCTTTACTTACGATTGCAACAATTACATCTGAAATCATTATTTTTACAATAACGTGTGCTGTTCCACCACCATCATTTACTGATTCAACTACTGGTCCACTTTGTCCAGCACCTGAACTAAATGCAGGTCCTACTAGTGTCCATGTTGCACCATTATAAACTTTTAATTGAGTATTAGCGGTATCCCACCATAAATCTCCTACTACACCTGACGCTGGCTGTGAGGCACTTGCAGTTGAACTTGAAACAGTTTTAAAAGTACTACCTGTGTAAACTTTTAATAAATTGTTTGTAGAATCCCACCAAAGTTGACCTGCCAACGGTGAACTAGGAGCAGTTGTGTTTGAGAAGTTCTCTAGCAGTTTGACAAAGTTTTCGTTTAATGCATCGCCGTAACCACTATAATTTTTTCCAATAAGCGTTAAGTCAGCAGTTGAGCTGTCAATAGTACCGTCTGCCACGTTGGCTAGTACTGTTCCGCTTGTTTTATTAATTGTATAGGCCATTTTATCTTTGCTCCAATTTATTGTATTTATTCAATTTTTAATATATCCATGTATTAACTAATAGTACTTAGGTTGGTTAAAGTCTGAATTCTAACCGTATAATCTATTTGGATTAAGCGGTTTAATGACTTTTGTACTGGGTGAAACACTACATGAGTCAGTAATTTACCTGTTCCCACTGTTCCATTCCACGATTTAAGTCCTAATTCGTCAAATACATATGTGCTTTCGAAGTTACTTGCGTTGTCGAAAGCGGCTTGTCCACTAGGTTCACCATAATCTAGTAGGCAACTTACAACGATATCAGTGTAAACCAAACTACTTGTATGGCTCACTTGAATTTTGTTTCTTACTGGATCTGTGTTTAAACTGCTTGTATCGTCCACTACTTTATAGTAAGTTGGGTTATACAAGTTTGCACTTTGTCCAGTATTGTTAGCAGGCAAATATGTAATAACTCCAGTTGGGTCAACACTTGTACCACCATTACCAAAGTGCATTTCGTGAACAAAACCGTTTGTTTTATTTGCTAAACTCATTGCTAATGCTTCACTCATATTTTCATAGTGAATTGCATTACGTTTGTTTACAAATACTTCGCCGTTTTCAGGATCAAAGATTTTAATGTGTCCTTGAACTTGTACGCCGCCATTCTCATCTGGTTTTTTCATTTGTTTACTCTCGTTTTCTTTTTCGTTTTTAATTTCTGTTTCTTTTGTCATATTATAACTTCAACATAATTTCTACTAACTTGTCACCATTGTCAGTATTTGTTTCTAATGCAATACCAACTATTGGTCCTGAGCCGTTCATACTTGCTTTACCGTCTGCAATAGCAAGTGCCGGAGCACCTTTAGTAATTGGACCAGACACTATACAAGGTACACGACCTACTAGTGCTATTGGTTGTCCATCTGCATCTTTGTTCATTAAGTATGCAGGTGCAGTTGAAATAACTCCAGCAATATAATCATCGCCAGGTTGATATTTTCTAACTTCTTCAGTACCACCAACTACAACAACTGTACCTGGTAATAATTCAGCATTTGGTTTATATACCTCAGCCAAGTCAGCATATTGAGCCTGTGTAGCAGTTCCGCTAAAAATACCTGCCGCTAATGTATCTGTACTTGGATTATATGTTAAATTAGTATCAACATACAAATCTTCATCTCCAGATGTAGCATCAGCAAATGTTAAATAATGTGTCGCGTTTGTAGTACTGCTTTGTATATTTATCTTGTCTGCATTTACGGCATCTGTAGCATTGGCTACTGTGCCACTAACATTAATAGTTATTGTGTTATCTGTTGTAGCAGTGGTAATATTTGTTCCACCTGCAAATACTAATGTATCAGTACCAACAGTAACGTTATCTGTAGTTGAACCATCACTAACTGTTAGTGTAGTACTTAAACCTGAAACTTGTGCGTCAACATACGCCTTAGTAGAGGCATCTTGTGCCGCTGTTGGATCAGCCATTGCTGTAATTTTATTACTGCCCATTGCTAATGCACCAGCCATTGTTCCACCTGCTAGTGCAAGTTTAGTAGTGTCTGCTGTTGTTAATGTGTTTAGTTGTGTTTGGATAGCACTTGTTACACCATCTAAATATCCAATTTCTGTATAAGTTAATGTTGATGGTATTCCGTCTAATACATTTAATTCTGTTGCTGTTGCTGTAATACCAAGTCCGCCTAATGTTGCACTTGTTGGA